TTATTTTTTCAGAAAATCGCGTAATTTCGGTGCTACCTTTTTAATGGTGTAACTTATCAGAAAGAAGATTAGCAACCCGTAGAACCCGAATATTCGCGTTTTCTCCCACCACGTCAAATTCCGTTCTACTTCCACGGTATTTGTACGGTCTCTGAATCTGTCTCGGTAAACTATGCTGTCTCGATATTCGACAGGGCGGTCAATCGGTACAGGTTTCGCCTGTGGCTTGGTTTTGAGGTCGTGAAACAACGTGCCGTCAGGATTGACGCGAGCGGTGCTTTCGGCGTAGTCATTTTCAAGGAATGACAGGCTGTCGGCGGTGGTGCGCTCTGAGGTCTGAGCTGGTATCTCCACCTTGATAGTGTCAGGCACATAGACCACACGCTCCCTGACCTCAACGCGGACGCTGTCCTGTGCCGTCTCTGACGTGATGACAGAGCGGCACGGAGAACAGGCTGTCAGGCATAATGCGATTAATGAGATGAAAGCGACCTTTCCCATACGTCATTAGCGATATAACGCTTGATAGCGTCAAAGTGAAGTTTGGCAATTTCGTTTTTGCCCTGCTCAGAAAGGAGATACTCAACATCTTCTTTGTTGTCCTGAAAAAGGTTCTCAGTCAAGACGGCAGGGCAGTTTGTATTCGCAAGGATATAGATGTCACTTTTTGTCCAACTCCACGTCCAATATTTGCCGCTTGGAACAGAGCGGTTGCCCAAGAGATTTAGACGGGTTGCTTCATCAGTAAACAGGGCGGCACATTTCTTTGAATTGGAGGAAGCGTTCTTTGAGACAAATACACTAAATCCTTTGGCAGTGTGCCATTTGCCGTCAGCACCTGCCGCGTTGATATGAACCGAGACAAGCAAACAATTCTTTGCCCCTGCGGTTTTGCAGATTGCGTTCACGCGGCGCACACGCTCTTTCAGTGAGATGTCGTTCTGCTCTGTGACAACAAGCCGAGCGTCTTTGCCGTCGGCTTTCAACAGAGCCTGTATGCGCTTGGCAACATCTCTCGCCCACGCATACTCTTTGAGACGACCGTCAGGCGAACACTTGCCTTTCGTGTCGTAACCGTGTCCGTTGTCAAGAAGTATAATCATCAGTCTAAAATTTTTTGATCTGCGTTTTCTTCGCAGGTCTCTGTTAATTTTTCGTCCTCAACATCTTCAAGCAGCTCTTCCTTTCCGACCAACTTGAAAAAGTTGAGTTTCTTTTTTACGCCCTTGTATTCAAGGTAGTTGTTGACGCACGAATTTATCTCTATGCCATAGATGATGAATAACATCGCCATACTGACCACAGGCACACCGATAGTTATTCCGAATGTTCGGCTGCATACCTCGGCGAGAGTGACCCAACATAGGTAATCCACCATTTTGTTGAACGTGCGCCGCCACATACGCGAGGTTCGAATTTCCTCGCCGCGTTTCTTTGCGGCGAGTATTCCGAAGCGCAGGTCAACGAGAACTATGACAGCTCCAAGGAGCAGCCAAGGGGCGAGATGAGCGTAGAATTCACTTAGCACCATGCCCACAGCAGCCATAGCCGCTGAAAAAAGATTGTTTGTTTCGTTCATCAGTCATTTGCAAATGATTTTGTTTATGCAAAGGTAGTTAAAAATGATTGCATTGCAAACACTTTTCGGTTCTAAATTAGAGCGCACCGTAATCATACCACCAATAATAGTCCATAATCATAAATTCCATATCGCCGTTATTGAGCGAGGCATCATCGGAGACGTACAGGTCGAAGCCTGTATCTGACGCATTTGTAGCCGCTCCTTTGAAGTTCGCGCCGTAGCCTGTGCAGAACACTTTGTAGCCTGACGGAAACAGCCCCGAAGCAAAGCGCACGTTGAAGAAGCCCTGACTTTGCCGCGTGACTGTCATCAGAGCCGAGAGATTGCGTCCGTCATAATATTTACCGTCCACATTAACCACGTTGGAATTTTTGATAACTGTCGCGCCCTTTATGCGCCCCATTGCGAGCATTCGCGGATAGCGGCCTTTCAGAGCGTCAGTGTGGCGGTTCTCTTCCAACGTGAAGCGGTTTGTTATCTGCCACGACCCGACATAGTCATATTGGCTTGTGACGTATTTGAAACAAGTCAGTTCGACAACCTCCTTAGGCATAACACGGACATAGTAACCTTGTGTTGCGTCTGTAAAATTACCTGAGTGTTTGAATGTCGTACAGTGTATATTATAATGAGCGTCACCGATGTTGCCCGAATTAAACAGTCGCACCACTTTGCCAAGATCTTCTTTTTCATATCCCATCGACATATTTTTGACTGATGTCTGCCGAGGAAGCCAAAAGAGATTTGCGTCAGAAATATTACCCGAATATGCGGTTGATAACTGAATGATACCATTAATTCGGGCTTCGCCCCTTGTGCCGTTCAAGTACATCATAGGCTGACCTTCTTTATTTACGGCTTCACTTTCAAGCCGACCGTTACGGAAAATCCAACCTGCGATGTTGGCGTTTTCTGCCAAAAGCAACTGCGTGGCTACGCTCTCAAAGTTTGCCCCGAATGGGTTCCACTTTGAGGTGTCAGGCGGCGCAACATTGAATGTCTCGTTATTCGCATAATCGGGAGAAGCGTCAGTTCGGGCAACATAATACTTGCCGTCTGAGCCTTTGACAGCGTCCACCCTGTATCGGTTGCCATAATATCGTGCCGAGGGGTCATAAACACCTCGGTAGTTCAGTGCAGGGGAAAGTCCGTCTGCGCCGTCCTTTCCGTTAGAGCCGTTCAGTCCTGTTACTCTGACAGGAGTCGACCACGAACCTATCAAGGCGTTTGTCCTCCCTGATATTTTTGCGGTTGTCATCCAAAGATACCACCCGACAGGAACAGACGGCAGCGTTGTAGTCCACCCTGACGGTGTGCGGCTTGTTTTGCTGATGTCTGGCGCAGTAACAGATGAGCCGCTGCGACAGTAACGGTGTTCGTAGTAATCTCCTTTTGCCCCTGTGTTTCCTGTTTTGCCATAACGCGCCCACAGAGCGGCTTTCGTGGGGTCTTCAGCCGACCCAACAAATGCGCCCCACTTACCGTCTGTCTTCATACGGTAGCAGACCCAACAGCACGGCTCGCTCTCTGTGACGCTCGGAGGGTTGTCAAACCAACCGCTCGGCACGAAATCTTCGGCTTGGCTGATGTCTGTCGGAGTTGCAGGGGCGGTCTCTTCGGCTGTCCGTTTATAAATGAACTCGTAGCCGTAGCCGTCCTGTCCTTGCCATTTAGACCACTGATACAGTCCCCACACAAGTTGGTCGGCGACATTGTTGTCAGCGTAAATGCCAATGTAAGCACCAGGCGTTTCGCCGTTGTTTGCCGTCCAATCGTTCACTGTCAGAGAGTTTGCAAACTTGATGTGAACATAGGCATTTTTGCCGTTTGCTCCTGTTGCGCCCTTGTCTCCTTTGAACTGACCGATGTCTTGCCACCCGATTTCTTGATTGGCAAGATAGAGATGACCGTCAGAGTTCAGAACCCACGCTTCGCCCTCTTCGGCTATGTTGTATGTGGTTCTGTATCCAACGCCGACAAGGTTTCTTAATGATGTGAAAACCCTGACGCAATCAGCGTTCAGAACCTCATCGTGATGTATCAGGTAATATTGACCTCTGACAGTGACGGCAGCAAGATAGTCGGCGCGTGTGTCGAATATTCCATAGCACGTTCCCTTGACCTTAATGGACGTGCCGTCTTCGCCACGCTCGCCTTTGATCTTCTGCATCTGCCAATCTTCCCACACGCCGTTTGTCTTACGCGAGGTTGCCATCCACATGGTTGTCTCATCAGATTCATTGCTCCACTGAGCGTTGGTGTTCGGGTGGCCGACAGGCGCGGAGGGGTTCGGCTCTGATGAAAATTCAACATCAAAGTCGGCCGTGTCTGTCATCTGTCGTGGGGAAGACCACGCCGCCTGTTGCGGTGCTTTGCCGTCAGATGAGAATATGCGAGTTGAAGCCCACAATTTCAGTTCCCCTGCAGGTATGCCGTCAGACCACCCTGCGGGTACAGGGTTAGAGTATGAGCCGCCTGACGGTGTGGCAGGTGTTCCGTTCTGTCTGATGAATACAGTGCTTTTATAGGCGGTGTTGGGGCTTATGCCGTCCATACCGTCTTTGCCGTCTTCGCCCTTGCTGCCCTTTGCCTGAACCTGCCAATAGAGCGTTTCGGTCGGAGCGTGACCTGATGATGGCGTGGCGTTGATATAGCGGTACAGAGACGTGCAACCCTCAATATCGTATGTTACCTCATCTCCATTAAAATAAGTGTATGAGGGGTTATATACGCCGCGATAACAGCCAATAGTGCTTTTGTCGCCGCTCTGTGACTGAACGAGTGTGCCACGAAGAAGCAGCTCATTATCGCCGTCCACATTGAACGCGAGTTTTTCGCCAAGTTTAAGAGCATTGGCAACCATATCGAAATAACTTTGACCGTCTCCCGAAACGACCCTGTCAGTCGTGACGCGGCTCGGCAGTATCTCTGTAAATCCATACAGGGTCGCAAAGCTGCGGTCTCCGTCATATTCGCTGTTCAGAACACCGAGCAACAGATAATAGAAGCCGTCTTCGGCTTGCATTTTTTTCGCGCTCTCTGACAGAATAAATTCTCCTGAGCCATTCTTTGCCCCTGATGATTTGTCGTAGATCTGAACCTTTGCATACAGATAATACTTCGCTTCGGTGTCTTCAAGGCGACCGCTCAGATATTCGCTTACTTGCCAAAAAAGATATTCGTTACTTGCGTGTGCAGAAGATAGAGACTTAATGCCGAGGGTCAGGTGCTGTATCAGCCCAGCAGGGCAATGTAGTTGTTTGTTGGCTGTGTCATACGTTATGTTATGAGAGACGCGCTGCGGATTGTCTGTGTTGTTGACAAACTGAAACTGCAAACTCTCATCGCCAACAAGCATCTGCATTGTCTGAACGGTTATCGGATTGATTGACTGCGAGAAGTTATCAAGCATTGCTTCGGATAGCATTGTCATTGTCTCCTTTGCGTCACGCCAACGCCGCTTAGTGAACTGCAAGGCTTCCTTATGATATTCCTCGGTTAGAACCTCTTGGCTTGTCAGGTTCTGAATAGTGGTGCTGAAACCTGCCGAAACGGTATTGTTAGACAATTCTATTTCGGGGCTGTGCGGATTGTTGATGTAGTCCTTGATACCGATAATTCTGATGCGTACACCCTCTTTCTGAAAGTTGTCATCAGAGAACAAAACATAGCCGCCGAGCCTGATACGCCCACCGATATTGTTCCAATCTTTTTTTGCCCACACACCGTCAAGCGTTCCCGAAAAAGTGAAAGACTGTTCCTCGTTGTCATAGAGATAACGGACGGCTTCTCTCATCATATCCCACTCTGCGCCTGTTTTCGGGTCTGATGATGTCTTGTGGGCATTGATATATGATTCAGGCAGCGCACAGTGGAACACGGCGTAAGAATTGCCGTTTACAGGGGCAAAGGTCTCATTCGGCATTGTCTGACCGTCAATTTCCTGTGGCACGATTTCAAACCGCTTCGCTTTGCGAGTCTTGCCGTTTATCGTGACAGTCTTATGATAGTATTTTACCTCAAATTCCTTACCTGCAAGCATTCCGTCCTGAAAGATGATTGTCATCGTCTCCCCCTCGATGAGACAGTCTTCAAAATTGAGATTGTCAGGAATGGTGGTATCTATGATGTCATAGAAATTATTATCCTTGTCGGCCACTATGACCTCAGTCACTCGCCCGACACGTTTGGGGTAGATCGAAGAGCAATCAAGGCTATCTTCAGCGAGCGATGAAAGGGTCTTGTCAAGGCGGCGAACCGACAAGCCCATATCATCAGCCACATAGCGGCGAGCCTGTTTCTCATCATAATCTACCTCGCCCTCAAATGTGTTGCCGTCATAACCGAGTGTGCCGTTGACAGGCAGGTGCAGTTCTGATGACTTATATTTGCTCGGGTCTATGTTCTGTGAGCCGCCTTGCACATACAGGATTTCCACAGGAGGGTTCTCGGTGTAATTTGAGCGTCCAAGCCCTGACTTAAAACCTTTCCCCTTGCCGTATGACAGGGGGAGCGGATTGGTCTTGTTGTATTCGACACGTTTCAGCGAGACGCGCTTCTGCTCAATCTCAAACTCCGTTTCAAAAGTGTCAGCCATTTGACAGAGAGCGTCCCAACAGTAAGCGTGGTCGTAACTGATGAGCTTCGCTTCGCCCTCTATACAATCGCCGACCGACCACCCTGTGTCACGGCGGTTCATATTATCAACGAACATCTGCAAGTGTTCTCGCGGTGTTGCCGTCAGGGGGAATTTGAGCCGACCGTCCACAGGATTGCGGAACTTCCAAATCTTCGAGTCTGCCTGATATGTTTCAAGCGTAACCGTGTATTCAAAGTTGCGGCTATGTATCATCTTCAACGCTTCGGGGCGTTTGAGAAAGTATCGCTGACCCTCAAAGTCGCAATATGAGCCGACAGGAATTTCAACGTGTTCTGACAGCGAAAAATACAGGGTCAGGTTGTGGTCGCCCATAACCTGTCTGTGCCTGTAACTGTTGTCATCAACCGTTACATTGAGTATCCTGCCGCCTTGTTTGTTAAATATTATCATCGGTTTGTCTGATGTTTGTTATTTGTACGGAATTTCGCGTATTACGGCGTTCCGCTGTCGCATTGATAACTTGTGCCAATCATAAAATGCGACCCGTAATAGAGCCGCATTTTAAGTCTTTCGGGATTGTCAGGTAAATTGATATATTTTACCCTTTCCGCACTTGACGGCTTTAATGATAGTGATGACAGGCAGATCTTCTTCCTTCATCTGGTCAAGACAACTTTTCAGATTGGTGGAGTTCGTGAAAAACTTACCCTCTATGTTGTCTTCCGTGGTTCTGAAATGTATCAGATAACGCCCATCTCCGTGCGCCGTGTGCAGGTTTGGTTGGAATGCAAGTATTTCAATTTCGCTGTTGAGAATGTCGGTAATCGAAACTTGCTGACAGTTGAAAACCTTGCCGTTGTCAGCAGGTTTAATTCCGAGTTCGCTGAACCGTTTTGCTTGTTTTGCCATATCTCTGATGTTTACTTGATACCGAGGGCGGCGCAGTCTGCGTCAACCTGTGCTTTGATGTCGGCACGTTCTGACAGGAACGCCTTGTAAGCGTCAATACGCGACTTTGCTTCATCGCTTGACTTTGCCCCTCCGACAAGACCGAGGGCGGCGGCGTTGTACTCGTTGACGAGCTTCTGTTCATAAGTTGACGGCCAGCGGTCGGTAATGACTGCTTCCGTGATGCGGTTAGATGTGAGCGGTTCAAAGACCGTAACCTCGTCACAGGTAAACTGCGTCTTGGTTGCGACAGGCTCATCTTCGCCCTCGGCGCGTAGATCAACTGTCTGCTCTTCGATGTTGCGGCGGTAAAGGAAACTGCCATTACCCACGGCTTCAAGCACCGAGGGCTTCTCATCATAAAATGCTTTCATGAAATTCTTTTTTAATTATAGTTTTGAGTAAATGTTTTGAATTGGAATGCTTCGCCCAACCGAGCCAAGGCGCGACAGCCTGTTTGTATTCGGTGGCTGTCAGCGGTCTCTTCCGCTTATTGAGACGTGCGGCGGCTCGGCAGAAGTTCTGCTTTATTGATTTGCGAATGAATTTCTGTCGGCGATAAAACTTATAACCCACGAAATCCAACGCTCTGCCGTGACGGTCAGCTCTGTTTTCAGCAATCGGGAAAATCTGCCAATTATCTTTCAATTTCAACTCTAACTCTTCTTCGATGTATGGTCTGATGAATTTGTTGAGAGCGTCTCGCAGGGTCTCTTTGTTATCTGCAAGAAAGATGATGTCATCGGCATATTCCGCGCTGTCTAATTTCAGCACTTCATTGATTTTGTGCATAAAATAGCACAGCACCAAATTGGCGAGATACTGTGACAGATAATTACCAATAGGTAAACCTTCTGATTCAGTTTTGTCCTTTTCATCCACATTGTAAGCAGCCTTTTTATGCGGTTGCTTACTCATACTTAAATATCTTTTTCCAAGCGGTCTCTCTCTTGGTGTGGATAAAGGCGTTTTTACCTCTCTGACGGAACAAATTATCTCATCAAGAAGCCACAGCAAATCTTTGTCTTTGATTTTGCGGCGCACAATCCTCATCAGAACACGGTGCTTGATTGAGGGATAAAACTTCCTGATGTCAATTTTGAGACAGTACAGGGGGCGTCCGTTATATTTGCGGATAATCTTTGTGACGTATTGCGCACAGCCCTCTATGCCGCGTCCTTTGACACAAGAGAACGTGTTGTGGGTAAACGTGCGCACCCATATATCTTCAAGCACGTTCATTATGGCGTGATGAACTATGCGGTCAGGGTAATATGGGAGACGGTAAATTATTCGCTCTTTCGGTTCGTGTATCGTGAACACGTCATACTGAGATGTGCGGAAAGTCTTTGTCAGCAACGCTTCGTGGAGAGCCTGTATATTCGCTTCTCTGTTTCGGTCGTGAGCTTGCACACCGTAAGAGTTGGCTTTCCCACGTCTCGCTTTTTCATCAGCGAGACGCAGGTTTCCAACAGAGATTATTTGTTCGTATAAATTGCTTACACGTTTCATTGCTTTGCTTTTCTTACTCGGAGTCTTCGGTAGCCGATACAAGGGGCGTTCCTACCAACACCTTTATTGAGTTTTACTACTGTTTTGCCAAGGGGCAGGGCTGTTGCTCTATGTATTTTATGATGACAGGCGCGTGGCCTGTTGTCTAAGCATAGGTGAGAGCCGATGTTCGCATTCGTACCTGAGGGAGCGTTATTCGAGTTCGCATAAGCGAAGCCTGCATTCGCACCGTTATTCGCGTTACCGCTGAACAGAACCCCACGAGAGCAACCTACCTTTATTTGTTTCTTCATCAGTCTTTGTCGCACACTCTCTGACGGTCAGGGGAGACGATTATCGCGCTTCGCTTTGCGGTAAAAAGCAAAGGCGAGAGCCGAAGTTCGCAGACGCACCCGAGGGAGCGTGAGACGAGTACGCATAAGCGAAGCCCGCAAGCGCACCGAGATTCGCGTGACCGCCGAACAGAACCCCACGCAACACTTCGCCTGAATTGGGAATGTTGGTGTAGTGATAGTCACAGAAGTAGGTCGTTGAACCGCCGCCTGTGCATACCTTGGGCATAATCTCGCCGCCGATACCGAAGATGATTTCTTTGACGTACCCATCGTTTCGGGCTTCATTCCCGACATGGCTATAGCCTGTGTAACCTGTGTCACTGAACATTGAGGGGTCAGAGCAAACATAGACTTTGCTCAACTCATCGCCGCCGTTGGCTTTGGTGGCACTGATACGGACATTGATACCGTCAGTCCACTGCCATATATGCCCGAATGGGTTCTCTATGCCGTGATAACGAGGAACTTCAAAGTCCTTGCTGATAGAGCCGTCCTCGTTCTCAAGATGATATGCGACAACGCCTGTGTTATTGCCAAGGCTGTCAGTGATGCCGCAGGGAATGAACGGATTGTAACCGTTGAATGTGTTCCACGTTCCGCCATCCCAATTTGTAACACCTGCGCCGAGACCGCCCTGTCGGTAGCCCTCAGCGGTCGGGGCAGCGTTGTAAGCCGCCTGTGAGTTGAGTGTGGCGTATTCGACAACGAAGAGCCAATACAAAGTCTTCTGAATGTCATAGGTCATACAATTCCACTCAGATGAACCTGCTTTGCGCTTGCGAGCGTAATTGCGGAAATTGGTGCGGCTGATAGATGTCGCAGGGCGACCGAGGAACGACTTCGATGTGCCGTCATTTGCGGCGGCGTTGTTGCCCCCACGGTAGTCAGGGTTAACATTGACCACGGACGCAAGTTTGAGGGTGCTACGCTGAACTGTGGCCTCATACGCGGACACATAGGCGAGCGGAACCTGTGTGTAGCCAGGCAGTGGGAACTCTGACAGGAGGACACGGCGTTTGTTGCCCTCAGTCTCAAACTTTCGGTAGTGAGTGGGGATTTCCACCATTACCTGACCGCGAACACCGCTGCGGTCGTGGCCTGTCCAATCCGAGGGGTCAAGGTATTCTACAACCTTGCCGTCATCATCAAGGAGACAGCCGCGCAAGCGGTTCTGTATCGGGCAGCGTTTGTGTAGATCAGAGCTGCCGACACGGGTACAGGTTGGAGATGAAACAGCGGTGTTGAACTCCACGCCATAGCTGCATTGCTCTTCGGCGTAGGGGAGCAGAGTTGCGAGAGCCGCTTTCTTGCTCTCGCCGTCTTCATCAAGCACTTCAACGAGCATATCGTAGGGGTTTGTGCCTGACGCAGTGGGCAGGTCTGAAAGACGCTTGCCGTTCTCAAACGCAGAGATGATGAGTTTGAGTTTGCTTTCTTCGTCTGATGTAAATGCCATATCAGTTTTGAATTTTATGGGTTGATAATGTTAATTCATTCGGAGTGCGCCGCCTGATGTGAGCCGCAGCGCAGATTTTGTCTGTAACCGCAGTGTTGCTTCGCCCACCTCTATAAGCAGTGTTTTCGTTAATGAGACGTTGGTGGTGGGTATAATTCTGACCTTGCTCTTGCCACAGACAAGAGTGGTTAAACGACCCGTCAGAACGTCCACTTCAACGGCTTTGTCATCGCTTATAAAGATGACGTTTTTCAGAGCCGTTTCGGGGGTCAATTTTGCAATGACCGAAGCCTTGGGGTTGCCGAGTGTCAGACGCAACGGGGCGGTCACTGTCAGCCCTGTCGGAATGAGACGGTCGAGCATTTCCTGAATGTCAACCTTAACAGTTATAGCGTTGGCGGCGGCTCTGTCAGCGTTGGCGGCTGATGTCTCTGCGGTCTCTGCGGCTTCATTTGCCGAAGCGGTTGCTGTCTTTGCATTGACCGTTGCTTCATCTGCCGCCGCTTTTGCTTGGTTTGCTTTGGCTGTTGCTTCATCTGCTTTTGTTGCAGATGTTGTGGCTTTGGTGGCGGCGGTGTTCGCACTGTCTCTCGCGGTGTTTGCCTGTGCCGTGGCGGTCTTTGCGTTGTTGGTTGCGGTCTGACAGGCAGACGTTGCTGTTCGGGTCTCTGTCGCGGCTCTGTCAGCGTTGGCGGCTGATGTCTCGGCTTTGCTAACCGCAGCCTTGGTATCAGTCTCAATAAATTCAAGAGAAACCTTGACCGAGCGGTTCTGGTCATCTGTGCCAATCGTGAACAGCCCTTTCAGAGATGAGAACAGGGGTAGTTCTGAAATCTTTATTTTCTTCATCGCTTGACTGTAAATTAGTTATTAAATCGAATATCTCTGTTTCCTGTCAGACGCAGGGTTGTGTTGCTGTTCACGAAGCGGAACGAGGGATATTTATAGCGGTCGGGCAACAACTCAATCGCAAAGTTGCCGTCCTCCGTAAATATGATGATGTTATCTTCTGACGCAAGCACCATATCGTCATCTGTTATGCGCAGGTCTCGGAAGAAAGTTAGGGTCAGGTCAAACCGCAGCCATATTCTGTCTTCGGGATAAAACTCAGAGACGGAGCATTGCTTGTAATAGCAGGGAAAATCGCGCTCCAAGTCATCCACCCACAGTAACCTTTCTTCGGGTCTGATGAGATTATAGAGAAGCGCATCATAGTTACGCCACAGTTCCTCTAAGGTTTCGGCTCTCATCAGACAAGAGAGTTTTACGTCCTTTGCCTTGTACGTCACTCTCTGAGCGTCATATATTGCCCCTTGTTGGCTCTGAATGTCACGCAAAAGATTTTGCTTCACTTCGGGAGTCTTGACAATCTCAGAGAGCGAGCCTTGCAAGATGTGTACACCATAATCAGAGAACGGCACGGTGTCGAGCTGAAAGCGGTCATTTGAGATAATGGTGCTTTCGGGGCCTCTGTATCTGTAACCGTCAAGTGGGAAATCATCAGCAAACTTCAAAGTGATTTCGCCCAAGATGTCTGCGGCAGCAAATGAGCCGACACCGACAAGGCGAAGCCTGAATGTGCGCTGAATATGCGAGCAGTTAAAAGTATGGTAAGCACCGTCACTCAAAGCCTGTATCAGCGCGAAATAGCGACTGTAAGCATAAGTAACGGCAAACTTAATCGAAACCGTGCGTGTGTCAAGAACAGGGTCTGACAGGTCAGGCTCCGTGCCGTCCTCTTCTTGCCAATCGTTTGCTTCGACAGGTTTGAGGGGTGGAAAGGCTACAAGCTCATTCCACCCTCCGTCTTCGACATAAACGCCATAAACCGTGTAAGCGTCTTTGCCGTCAATATATAGGCGACCTGTCATCATATCTTCATCAGTTTTTTATGCGGACACCTTTCAGAGATATGTCGCTTAGGGTTGCCCTCATATCTTTTGTGTTGCTCTCAATCGCAGCCATTCGTTGCGGTAGATCATTCGTGTTGCTCTCAATATTCAGGACGCTCTTCAAGATTGCATTGACAGTTGTCAGAACTAATTTTGTGTTCTCGGCAATAGAGAATGTATGCCCCTGAATTGCGGTGGCGCGACCGTTCAGCTCGTCCACGCTTTCCTGTGACGCGGTGGCGATACCTTTTGAGGAAGCCTCGCGGGTCGGGGTCTCGCCCTCAAAGAGAGTTACCCCCTTGTTAGCGGCCATTTGCTGATACTTTTGCATCAGGTCATTGTAATTATCCTGTTGCCCGAGTATGCCGTCTGTCATCGCGTCAAGGATTGCGATATACTGATTAAATTTCTGTTCCTCTGTCAGCGACTGATTTGTCATAACTTCCAACATCTTGTCGTTGGCTTGCTGAATAATGCCGCTGAACAGGGTGCTGAAAATCATCTGCTGGCCGAGACTCTCTAACATATCTGCGACAGATTGACCAAAGGCTTCTGCCGCGTCTGTGCCGTTTTTGAAAGCGTCAACGAGAGCGTCCGACATCGTATTGCCGAGGTCTCCGAAAATACCTGTCAGGTAATCCTTGACCTCTTGGAACGCGGCTTCGGCTTGGTCGTACAGGTCAATCATCGCCTGTAACGCTTCCTTGCCCTCGCCTTGGAATGTTCGGGTGTTCAGAATGCTCTCGGCTAACTCTCTGTTGAAATTGCCCTGCTTGTCTATCAGCTCGGGGTAAACGTCAAGGATAGATGAGTAAATGTCCTTGCCCTTGCCCCAACCGAACAGACCTGTTTTTTTGTGACCTGTCTTGATACTGATGTCAGCGAGACCCGAATATAGGTCTTTCTGTTTGCTGTATCCTTTGTTGATGATTTTTTCAATCCAGCCACCGTCAATAGATTTATATGAGAACTTCTTCTGCTGTTCGGCAGTTCCCTCAATCTCTTCACGAAGAGCCGCGTAAGCGTCTTTCATAACGGTTACGGCATTGGCTGCTTTGGAATAGTCAAGGTTGCCAAATACAGTGTTTGCTTGCTCATAAGCGAGCCGCTGTTCCAACAGTGCGAGGTTGTAGGCTTTCTGTTGAGCCAACACTTCTTTCTGTATCTCTTTCAGGGCAGCGGCGTGTCGGGCGTTGGCTGAAAAGATTGAGCCGATAAGGTTGATGGCTTCCCCTGCGGCTGCGGCAATACCGCCAATCATACCGCCCTGAGCGAACCCCGAAGCGATATTTGATATGCCGCCCATTACGCCCTCAATGGTCGACATTGCTTCGGCCATATCCTGATTGCCCGCTTCCTCAAACATATCAGAGAGTTTACCTGCAATGCCGCCAATCATATCGGCGCACTCTGACGCGGCTTCTCCTGTCTTTTTGAGTTTGGCTTCAAGGCTGACCTTTTGCTCGCCCTCTTTCGGCTTGCTGAACAGGTCAGAGACAGCGTCCGCAAGAGCCTTGAACGGATTGCTCTTGTTGGCTATCTCTTGCAGTTTTTTAACCTGCTCCGTTATCGCTTTTATCTTTTCGGGCGAGTCTTTCAGCGATTTCAACTGTTCGGCAGTGAAGCCGAATTTTGGCGTGATGTCTGCGCTGTTGGTCTGTTGGAGATATGACAGAAGCTGCTTCGTCTCCGTGATGATCTTGTTGATTTCGCCTGTGCTTTTATCTGACGCATCAGCGAACAGAGAGACAAGAAGAGATGATGACTTTTGCATTGCTTCCACCTCTTCGTTGTTGATAGCCTTGATTGCTTCTGTGCGCTGACGCTCTAACTCGGCAATCGCAGCAGCTCTCTGTTCTGACGTGGTGTAAGTGGTGTCGGCTTCAATCGCGGCACGGTCAGCGTCAAATTTCTTGTTGGTCTCTGTGCGGCGTGTCTCGTAATCCTGATATTCCGCAAGGAGACGCTTATACAGGTTCTGCTTGCCTTTCAACTCAAACTGATTGGCGAGGTCATCATAAGACTGCAACATCGCTTGCTGTTCGGGTTTGAGGTCGGCGCGTGTCAGGCGTGTCGCACTCTTCGGGTCAAGCAGAGAGTTTCGGTAAGCGAGCTGTTCTGTCTTGGTGGCTTTGGGGTTCTTATTCAGCCACTCGTTCACTTTGTTATCAGCCAATGCTTCAAGCATTTCTTGCTCGCGGCGAGTGTTCTCTGCCAACAGACGCGCATAGTTGATGTTGAGCTGCTCTAACTCTCGGTCAAAGCCCTCTTCCATAAGTTCAAGGTTGCGCTGCCTGATGTCAAGATTACCCTGCTCAACAGCGGCTTCTATAGCGTCATAATAATCCTGTATCTGACGTGTGCGGTCGGCGGTTTGGTCTGCAATCTGTTTGGCTTCTCGCTCTTCCTGTTTACGTCTCTGTTCTGCTTCGCGAGCAGCACGTTTGCGGTCTTGCTCGGTCGCGTCAAGATCGCGTTGTTTTTTATCGGCTTCCTGTTGCTTATTCTCTGCCGCCTGTGCATAATCAGCACCACGTTGAAGAAGTTGTTGCTTAGTCCACGTCTGACCGTTCACGTTGAGAGTGCCGCCGTCAGCGAGGGCAGCACCGTGAGACGTAAACCACTCTGCAAGACGTTTCAGTTCGGGGATGTCTTTGTTATTCATCCACGCAGGAACTTCGGCGTTGAACTTAATCGTGAAGCCGATAGTGTTTTCCTGATACTGCGACATTAAGGTCTGTATTCGTTTATACAGGCCGTGAGCATCATCATCAGCCCCACGCAACTTTCGGGCGAGCGCGTCTGTCTTTTCGCCATACGTCATACCTGCATCGGCGGCGGCTTGGGCTGCTTCTGTGGCTTTGTTGATTGACGTGGTGTAAGAGTCGTGTTGCTCTGATGCTTCCCGAACTGAGTTGATGTATTTTGCGATAAGGTCTTCTTCAAGCCAAAATCCGTTGTCAGACCAAGTTTGTGCGAGGGTCGTTTCACTGATTCCGATAGCCCTCATTCGGTCTTGAATTTGGGCGTAGATCTTATTTATGCCCTCTTCGTATTCCTTGCCGGTCTTACCTGCAATGAGCGAGATATTCCGCTCCATTAGGTCACTGATGATTTGAGAGATAGCGGCAGCGTTATCCTGTAACTCTTTGTTGGCTGATGTATAAGCCACACCGTCCTTGAAATAACCTGTGGCTGCACCCTGCAAATCCTCATAGAGTTGCTTTTTCGCGTCAGAAAGGGCGTTGCTGTAATCAAGTTCGCCCTGTTCCAAAGCGTTGAGACGCTGACGTTCAAGAGCCTCGTCTTTGATGAGTTGTATCGCCTGTTCACGCTTGCGGTTGACCTCATCAATGCTATCTCCCTCCTTGATTGCCTGTAAGCCGTATTCCTCAAGAATGCCGTTCAACTCTTCCATGACCTTTGTGTGGGTCGTGGTTCCCTCAGTCAGACCGTTCAGGGTGGTGGATAGTGTATTGACGCGAGAGATTGTCGCAGCCGCCCCCTCGCCGTATTTAGTGACCGCTGCCGCGCTGTCCGACACGTTGTCACGGAACAGACCGAAAGCGGTTGCAGCGGCGGCTACAACCCCTAAAATAAGCCCTATAGGATTGGCTTTGGTAGCCATATTCAGAAGCAACATTGCGTCCTTGGCAGAAGTGATGCTCTTTGTCAGAGACAGGAACGCTTGCACCTCTCCCCAAATGTAGGCTATCTTATGAGCGGCGGCAACGGCGATGACCGCTGCCTTGTAAGCACCATACGCTGACAGCACGACAAGAAGAGCCTTGCCGATACTTTCCCAGTTCTCAACGATAGATGATGTGACTTCGAGCGTACCCGCAATGAAGCCCTCTGACTTCTTGCCAAGTTCGTTGAACATCTGCTCAATCGCATCTTCGATGTTGGAAATCTGACCTGTGATTGTTTTTGACTGTTCAGCCATCAGACCACCGAATTTGCCGCCCTCTGATGTCAGAGCGATAATGGCTTTCTCAACTTCGGGGAAGCCGACCTTACCCTCTTCGACAAGGCTCTTGACCTTGTTTTTCGTAACGCCGAACTGTTTTGCAAGCTCTTCGGTCAGGGGTATGCCGCGACCGAGGAACTGATTAAGGTCAGCCGTGTACATACGCCCCTGCACCATTGTCGTGCCATACAGGTAAGCGAGGTCGTTGATTGGGATTGACAGACCTGCAGCGATGTCTCCGAGCCGTATCAGGGTATCGTTGACCTTATCGGCTTCAACACCATAAGCCAGCAGTTGCTTCGCGGAATTGGCGATGTCGCTCATTCCGAAAGGTGTTGTGGCTGCTGTCTTGATTAGTTGGTTCATCAGAGCGTCCGCTTGCGATTTGCTCTGAAGCATTGTATTGAACGCCACCTCTAACTGCTGAAATTCGCCACGCACGTTGGCAACCTGAACGGCGAAATCTTTCAGTTTAGAGATAGCAAAAACACCGACCATTGCCGAGCCTATCTTCTTCATGGCTGCGTCTATGGTCTGCCCCTCTTTCTCCGCTGATGAACCGACACCGTGCAAGATGCGGCTCGCTTCGGCAGCGTCAGCGCGTAGGCTTGAATTATCAAGCCGCGATACATAATTCAGTCTTCCACCGTCTCTGTTCATCAGTCAGCGAGTTCAAATATTTTGTCGACCGCCGCTTTGTTGGCAGGGTCTTCTGCGTTGATAACTTTTTGATTGGTTTTCTTGTCTCCCTTGCCTTTGCCCTTTGAGCTGTCATAAGTTGGCAGCACCGCTCCGAGCATAATCAGATTTGCGTAACTCAAATCATACAGGACATATTCAAGAGAGAAATTATAGGCTTTGACCGTACCTGCTACGATTGCCCAGATGCTGTCGTTTCCATCTCCACTTTCGCTTTCGTTTGTTTCATCAGGTTTACTTCTGTCAGGAAAGTGGTAAGCGCGAAAAAATCGCCCAACTCCATTTGTGTCAGCATTGAAGCAATCGCTGTGTGCAGCTCTGACGCTGACAAATTTTCGAGCAATTCTTTTGAGAGTTCTTTCATTCGGTTTACCTCTCTTGTAACCGTGACGGTCTGCTTCTGATGCCACAGACCCCACAGGCGGCGTTTTGTGCGCGTCTCTCGCTCTGTGCGCACCTCAGTGATGTTTCGTGCGCCCAACAGGAGGATAGCGGCTATATCGCCCAAAATGCGGCAATCTTTCGCTATTGCCAACGATGTTGAAGCGACCTTTTCCGTGTCAAACTCAAAATGGGGCAAATGAGAGACAGCCTCGGACACAAGTATCAGCGTTGCAATACTCGGTGGGGCTGCTTTATATTCCTTGTCTCCAATCTTTATTTTGGTTGCCTGTTGGAGAATGGTGCTGGCAACTTTCGTTTCAAGATTTTCTGCCATAATTTTGACCTGATTAAATTGGTAGCGGGAGAGGGAGTCGAACCCCCGACCTCTGCGTGATGAGCGCAGCGAACTACCTCTGTTCTATCCCGCGATATGGATACAGGCGGCAGCGGTGTGCCACCGCCTGTGTTATCTGTTGTATGGTGAACTTGTCAGCCGCAGTGTTCCGTCAGAGCGAAGCATTAGCGACCAAAAGTCCACCATTCTCAGTTTTTTGCTGCCTGATACTTCTTCAAAGACTTGCCTGTTTTGGGTTTCAGAACACGGACGGTGTAGTGAAGCAATTTACCGTCAGCCGTGGTGTACGATTCCTCGCAGCGGACGGTTGAGCGTTCAATCAGGAAGCCCTCGGTAGAGGTATCTTCGGGGGTGTATCGGAAAGCGTGTTCGCCTGTTATCAGGCCGTCCTCGTCATCCCAAGGACGATCAACGCCTTTCTTCACGAACAGGTCGAATTCGAGAACGAAAGTGGTTTTGCCGTTTCGGGAGTCAACGATTTCGCCGCCCTCCTCTGTGGCTGTCACTTCCTGACCTGCGGTAGGGGTCAGTTTAAGAGTGTTCTCTTTCGGCGTGTCTATAGTCTTCCACGCAGGGTTGGTTGTGGCAGGTGCGCCGCCCACGGACTCGCAGGTTTCAAGTGTGCCCTTACCCCAAGAGAGTATTGCCATAATTTTCTGATGTTAAAATGGTTATAAATTCTTTTTCTGCATAACAGGCTGAATGACCACCTCCACGCCGTCCTCTGTCTCCAAAAGCGGCATATAACAGCTGTCGTTGTCTGTGTCGGTCGCGTCAATATAAGCCTGTTGTGGAACTGTCACGGCTTCGCAGTCATCTCCGAAAAACTCATAGGCGAGACGGATAACGATAACGTGCTGATGAATGTCGGCTTCCTCATCTGTGTAGATTGTCTGCTGCTGACGGAAGCGATAACAGGAAACTTCTGCCGTCAGACTATCCACCCACTCCTGAGCCAACTGTTCAAGGCGTTCAACACGCTTGCCGTCCTCAACGAAAACGCCGTCTCCGTAAGGGTCAATATCAGGAACGAACAGGTTGATGATTACCACGCCTGTCTGTATCTGATTGGGGAGACCTGATGAGAATATTACCACGGCATCTTCCTTTTGGCTGTCACGCGGACGCAAACCGTTACGATAGACCTCGCCCGAAATCATCGTATAAAGGGTGCTGTCCTGTATCAGTTTGCGAATGTCACTTTCAACCTGTTTCGATGTCTTTGCCATAATCTCTATCAGTCGTTAATGTTGAGTGTTGCGAGTAGTTGGGGGATAATCTCTTCGGCTTTCAGTTCCGCGCTATCAAGCACGTCAAACCGCTTCTGAACGTGAACGGCATAATTCATACCTGCCACCACGATGAGTGCAATCCCTGACGGATATTTAGCCGCAAGCTGTCTGATGTAACTCTTGCCTGTCTGCTGACCTGTCACTCGGTCACTGCCTTTGTCAGAGAGTGAAAAATCGCTCATCTGAACAATCTGACCGTCACAGACCACAACATAGCCAATGCTGCTGCGGAGGTTACCTGTTTGGTCTTTGTATGATTGAGTTGACCGAGCCGCATTCAATACCTCTTCCCCTGCAATCAGATAACAGCGCAAGGTGGCGCGTTTCAGGCGTTCCACCTCTATTTCAAGCTGACGGTTGATGTCGGCGAGTGTCTGTTGGGGTCTGATAGGCATAATGTTGAGTTATTTTTTGTGAATTTCGCGTACACGGCGCGTTGTGTTGTGATTGGTATGTTTTATCATCCCGCTCGCTCAACGGCTGTAATACGGCTTTTGTCGCGGTCAGACAATAATACGCAGCTGACAGACGGCTTCTAACGGCTCTATCTGTTTGATTGGGAAGTCTCCGATAACTTTGCCGCTTCGATCGGTCAGTCTGATTTGCTCGGCCTGAAACTCTTGCTCTTCAATGAGTATAGAGAACGACTTTTGCGTCACAGGCTCGCCGCGCAGTTTGGCTTGCCAATCAAAGCGTGTTGCCGAGAATTGGCAAGGTATCGGCTCGCCCCAACCGACAGAGACAGGCGGCACGGCATAACCTGTCTCGGGGTCAATGCCACCACCTGCCTTCTGTTTGGTTTGGATAGTTCCGTTGGGGATAATCATAACTTGCTGCCTTTGTATCCGTAGATAGGTTTCGGCGCACCCTGTTCATCATCAGCGAACTCTTCGTAGAGGTCGTTAGCCTGATTTCTGAATTTGGTGCGTTGCTCATCAGTGAACGAGTAAGATTGTCCGCCCTGTGTTATGTTCGGAGCGTTCGAGAGCCATATCAGGATGTCGGCCTTTGCAAGATTGAAAGGTCTCCCTGTCAGGTTCTCTCGCGTCATCTCATCAGACAGACCGCACCCTCGCCGCAGCGCAATCTCTATGATCGTGCGCTGCGGTATCGGGTAAGCGTTTATGCCTTTGAGTGCGTCTTCGATTTTTGCCATAACAGTTCAGGGGTTTACCACGCCACGCCGTCAGTCTTGACGTAGATGTTGCGGTACGCGGTGTCGAACACAGGAACGGCATCTGCCTGACCGATTGTAACCTCGCTCTGAGGTTCTGCCGTGCCATACTTCTTGATGATAGTATGTGCGCGCTCGGCTCTGATGATTGCAGAGTTGTTTTCCTGAAGGATGTCATACTGCGTTGTGCCGAGGCGTTCGGTCTCTGACAGGATAGCACGGCAGTCGGCAAAGGGATTGCGAGAAGATGTCGTGCCGTCAGCAAATTCACGAGTGATGGTCTGGTCGATAACGCGGAGCTGCAGACCGTTGAGCCACGCTTGCTTGGCAAGCATAGTGTTGACGGCGGCGAGGTCGGGGGTCTGAGCCATACCCACGGCGTTGATGATGTAAGACGCGCACGACTTGATGATTTGCTCGGAGGTGCAGATACGGTAAAGTTCGTTCAGATTGACGAAGAGGAACTTCGGATTGAGGTTGTTGTCCTTGCCGAGTTTTACGAACTTTGCGAGGTCGCCGATGATGTCAGCGTTGTTGGACTGACCCCAATCCACAGATGAAGCGACCTTGAAAGTCTCGTCAACGTCATAATCAAGGTCGAACTCGTTGGCGTATGTGGCGTTGTTGGTGGTCGTGAAAGCGAGTTTTCCTGCGTTGGAAGCGAGCATCCACGCGATAAATTCAAGCTCTGACTGAACGCCATTGAAGCAGAAGTCAACATCTTCGCCCCAATACTGAACGAGCTTCGTTGCGTCATCATCAGGGGCAAAGGCGAGGGCGGTCTGATACTCCTTGATTTCGGAGCGCGACATTTCGCGTGATATGGATATGAACGGAATATCGCCCTTTGCGCTCTCAAAGATAGGGCGGCGTTTGCGGACAATCGTACCGTTGTCAGTATGGAGGTCGGCGGCTACATTGGCTTTACCGAGCTGATTTTGCAGGGTGCGCCAAATGAAGCCATTTACCCTCTTCACGGGGAAGTGAGTGCCGAACAGGAACGGCTTTGCGTCAGCGGTGTTCAAGCGAGCCTGAACCATAGGCTGCGTAAGCCCCTGTATAAGCGTGTTTGTAATTGTTCCCGACATAGTGATGATTAGTTGTAGTTAACGATGTTTTTGAGTTTCGTTGCGATGAAATCGGGCAGGGCGTTACCTTTCGTTACGCCGATGACCCACGCATCTGTGTTCAGGTTGGATTTCGGCACGATTGCCTTACCTGTGCCGTTGACGGCGAAAGGCTCATATTTCAGAGCTGCTCCGCTTTCGGCGGCTTTGGCTTTGGCTTCACAGATGAAGCCCCCGATTTCGATAGCTCCGAGATCCGCGTCCACTTTGATGATGTCAAAGTCCTTGTTGCTCTCATCAACGGCGGTAACGGTGGATGCCTTGCCGTCAAGTGCTGTAAGCACGAAATCGCCGACCTTGAACAGGTGGCCTTTCTTGACTTTGATTTCTTTACCCGAAGCGGTAACGGCGGCGGTCAGGACGGCCACTTTCACGACATGGCACAGACCGTCTTTCGGCTCTGTCAGCACAGCACCCTCGGGGAGATAGTCAGAGCCAAGCTCGGAGGTTGCAACGGATACGCCGCCCCTGATGTCTGCAATCTTGTGAATGAAGACGCGAGGGGTTCGGGTGTCCTTGCGGCGGTTTACTGTCATTCCCATAGTTGTGGAATTTTAAGAGTGAAACGATTAGAACGGCTGCTTACCCTCGGCAACGGCTGTCGTAGATCTGACAGAGATTGCGGCTTCTTGGTCTTTGGTAAGTTCGTTCTGATTAACTGCGCCCCCCTGCGGAGCGTTAGGCCGACCGAAAACAGCACCCTTTGACTGAATGCCTGCTGCGATGCCGTCAATCTCTGTTGTCAGTTCGCCTTTCAGGGTCTCAAACTGTTCATCAGTCAGAGAGTCGAGCGATATGCGCTCGTAAGGCTTGCGGAGATTTTCAGGCAGTTTTGCAGTGATTTCGGCCACCTGCTGACGGCGCGTTGCAGTTGTGCGCTCGCCCTCATACTTGTTCAGCCGCTCATTGAGTTGCTTGTTCTGCTCTATGAGTTGAGCAAGCAAAGCGTCTGTGGTTGATTGCGGTGCGCCCCCCTGCGGTTGGGTGGTCTGTGTGGTTGATGTGATGACAGAGCCAGCGGGCTGCGGCTGCGGTGTCTCAACCTTGACCCCATTACGGAGACCGTATTTGGTTTCGTAGTTGTGAACGGCGGTGTCGGTCGCTTCGGTGGCGCGGCTGTCCGCATAACTGTCAATCACTTGCTGCAAAGTCAGTCCGTCCACTAACGTCTTGACTTGCTCAGATGTCGTAACAGTATTCGCCTTTGACTTGGCTATCCTGTTGAGAATGTGTTCGCTGATGTCAGGAAACTTGACTTTCAGCGCGTCTAATAGTTCTTTCAGCATACGTATGAGTAAAATTAACTAATCAGTTTTGCGCAAAGGTACTAAAAAATTTTGAGAGTGTTTACATTGCAAGCATTAAATTTCTATTAAATCGCTGATATGAGTATGTCAGCAGTATTTCAGGGCTGAATTGTGAAGAGAAGTTAAAAACGACTGAATTTCACTGATTAGTTGAATTTTTCCCTTGAAACGTGAGGTATATCGAAAATACTTCACTTACTTTGCATCATCAAAGTTAAACAACCCATAAAATCAAACAGATATGACAACAGCAGCTCTCGCATACCCGACCTCTCAAATCAATCGTGATTTCCGTATCAAGGTCAACGGTGTTACCGAAGACGGAACGAAAGTGAACGTCTTGGTTGGGGTCAGCGGTCTCATTCGGTATTTCGGAGTTGAATTCGCCAACAAGTTCTTGAAGAGAGCCTTCGCCGACATCAACCACGACAACACCACCTGCAAGCTGCGCCGTGGTATCAAAGTGACTTTTTACAGCAAATAATTTAATCATCAGAGCAATATGAACACTTACAACGACACCGAATTTATCGCCACAAAGAAAATCGCCGAAGTCACATTCAGCGGTTGGGACGGCAAGTCATACAACGGAGAGGGACGTAACCTCCGAGTGTATGTAAACCCTGCATACCCTGACAAAGAATTCGTTCGTCTCCCATTCCGCGCAGAGCATTATGACGGAACACGATACACCGCTCGCTGCTATTTTTTAATCACAGGCGAGCGCCACAAAAAGAGCGGAATCCGTAAGGCTGAATACTGCATATCCTTTGACCCCATCACCCCCTCAAAATAAAGATTATGGCACAAGTAATCGAAGCGGCTTACCTCGCAGGGTTTGAACCCTCGGCTGATGACCTGACGGTCGAAGCACTCTTTCAGGAAGCAAACGAATATCTTCTCTCCCTCAACAGATAACTCAAACAAAATCATCATAAAATCAAAAATTATGGCAACATCAGAAATCACCCTGCAGCAGGGTCTCAACGAAGTCGTGATGAACAAGGTTCAGCGCATGATTGACGGCAAGGCCGTCGGCGTTCAAGCAACAATGGAGCGTCTCATCAACGAGGGCAAAATCGCCCAAGACTACATCGCCCCAATCGGGGTAAACCTCAGAGCCAAGCAGCACAGCCCTGTGATAACTTTCGGCGGCGAGGGTCATCTGACAATGAATATGCCTGACGGCCAGTTCACAATGCACGACAACGCTGTCGGTCAGATTGCCGACCGTATGGGAATACCCCAACGCTACCTCCGCTCGCTCGCCTGTGGCGAACCGTGGGCTATAATGCTCGCCGCCTATCTTCTCAATCAGCACAGCGATTGGACGCAGCGCAGCCGCGTGTTGGTGCGCACGGTCGGCTCTGAGGTGCGCGGCATACTCTCTGACAGCTACCGCCGCCTGGACAGCGTGGAAATCCTGACCGCCTTTGTTCAGGAAGCCGCACAGCAGGGAGCAGTCATCAGTGATGCGTATATGAACGACACGAAAGTATGGGCTGAAACAATTCTGCCGCAGCCTATCAGCATACCGACAGCGAAGAACGGCACGGTCATCATCTTTGCAGGTGCGCGGTTCTCAACGTCTGACTACGGCAACGGCGCGGTTGATATGAGGGCGTTCTTGCTGAACGGTGCTTGTCTCAACGGAATGGTGCGCGAGAGCGTGATGAAGCAGGTACACCTCGGAAGCAAACTGCCCGACAACCTCCAACTGTCACAGGAAACATACGAACTCGATACGCGCACCACCGTGTCAGCTGTCCGCGACCTTACGTCAGGCCTGTTCAGCAAGGACAATCTGATGAAGAAAGCCCTTGAGATACAAGGCGCGTCAGAGATTGACGTGGACTTCGACCGCGAACTGAAACGCCTGACCTCGGGCGGCGGTCTTCTCAAATCTGAGAGCAAGGAGGTTGAAAAAATCCTGATGAGAAACGACCCCGATGACGGCGTGACAGGCGGTGCAACTCTGTGGAAACTGACCCAAGCAATCACGGCACACGCTCGCGAGCTGTCTCCCGAAAGAAGCCGCGAATTACACGAGCTGTCGGGTTCTCTTCTTTCTCGCGTAAAAGTAACCGAATAAATCATCAGAGAGCCGCCACAGGCAATCTTTCAGCGTCTGTGGCGGTCACTCATCATCAGCAAGCAAAATGAAAAACAAAAAATTCACTTTCGAGCAAAATTGGGATAATGACGGAATGCTTGAATGGCATAACGCCGCCACCCTGTCAGAATACAAACGGCTCAATGATGAGCGTAACAACTGTAACCTCCATAAATTCGATATGTTCTGTGCGTTCTCTGATGAACAGTTTGCTCAGAACAGCAAGACTATCAGACCGCTTCAAGAGGGCGAAAAATACGCCACCTTGGGAGCCGGGGTCTTCGGAACGAAAGACGGCATAAAGCGTTACCTCGCGTATTCCGAGGACATCGACCGTCAGATTAGAGAGCGGTGCGACCCACAGGAGATCTACTGCTATGAGTTCAACAACTACGAAAGTTGCATAGCCTATGACGGCGATTTGAACGCAATCCGTCTCATCATCGGTTTGTTCGGCTCTGAGACAGCCGCCAAAATCAAGCGTTTCAGTGCGTTCTACTCCCTTGAAAGCCTGATGAAAGGAGGTGCGGAATGAAAGGCTATATTCTGTTCGGTCAGGGCTTAGACCTTGTGGACGGACGCACAGAGTGTATCGGCATATTCTGTGAAACACCTGAACAGGTTGAAGAGCAAATAGGCTTCATCAGAGACGAAGCGAGACAGTGGGCTTCGGCAGGTTGGAGCTTCCCTCTTGACTATTCAGAGTCGGAGAGCCGCCACCGTGGTCATCTGACAGGCTACAGTATGAGCGTTGAGTATGATGTCCGCGACCCGAAGCAAAAAGAAGAGTGGCTTGAAAATCCCGCTCTCGCGTCAGCAGGTATCTCGCCTGATGATTTCAACTACACAGAGAACTCTCGCCAACAGTATGAGCGTGACGGCATCAAGACCGTTTCGCTTGTGTGGGTCAGGGTCAGAGAAATAACAATCAAACAGCAATGAAACAAATTATCTTTCGCGGCTTCGACATTTACGAGAAAAAGTGGGTGCAGGGGTCTCTCATCAAGGACGGCTCTTACTGTTCAATCGTTACCGACATTAAAGATTGGGGCTTAGAGCAGAGTCTTGTTGACCCTGTAAGCATTGGTCTGTATTCGGGGCTTGATGATGTCAACGGCAAGCCGATATTCGAGGGCGATGTCATCAGCGTGTGCGCCAACCGTCAGATCTACCAAAACACCGTCAGGTTTGACAACGGGGCTTTCAGGGTATGGCAGAACCCGACCCACTGTCAGCCGCTAACCCGACAGGTCATCAGCAAATATCGCGTTCAAGTGGTCGGCTCTGTCTATGACCTGATAAAGCGATGAAAGCAAAACGCAAGCAACGCTTCATCTGTTATTAAGCAAATGAAGTGTTGCTTAATTTGCTTGATTTTGCTTGAAGCAAATTGAACCTATAAAAGAAAAGAAAAGAAAAGAAAAGAGTAAAAAAGAATAAAGAAGAAAAAATAGAATTATATATAGTGTTTTTTGGCAAAAACGCCCTCTCATTTTTGGTTGAATTGCTATCTTTGCTTCGCCTAAATGTCACAGGCGATTTTCAAAAATGTGACAGGCGAACCCCAAAAAGAACGGTGGCGATCCGAAAAGCAGATAAAAATTATGGCAATTACAGGAAGCATTTACAAAGTCAGGTTCACAGAACCGCCCCTGAAAGATGATGACAGAACGGAGTTCTTTTACTCGTCTCTGTCTGCAATCTTTGAGGACTTTACCCCCGAACAGGTCGGGTGTGGGGTCAGGCGGTTATGGAACTTACAGATAGCGCAGGGTAAACCTTATGTGGGGCGGCTCTGTCAGATAACAAGAGAGCCGCTAAACTCAGCGGCTCAAATGCGCGGTTCTAAGAGCCGTTCAGAAAGCAAGTGATAACTTCTGCGTCTTCGGTCAGAACAACCGTAATACGCGAAATTCCAACAAAATAACTATGAGCAATAAAAAACTATCCCCCGAACTGTCAGCAAAAGACCACGCCGAGCTGATAGGGTCAGAAATACCGTACAGCGATTTAATGGTAATGGCTGTGTGGGCTGATGTCAATAATGGCAAAGATAAAAATGCCGCGCTCAGAGAACACGGCATATCAGAGACGTTTTACAACGAGAATGTTGACAGGGTATTAAATTCCTAAATAACTCTCAAATATTTGGCGTTGTGTCTCATCTTTCAGATTGAGAACACCGTACCAATCCCGACCTAACAGAGCCTTTCGCCCATAAGTTAGGTCGGCTATTTTTTTCATCGGGAATGTTTCTGTTTTGGCGCGTGTTGAATACCAATCATCAATCAAACGTGTTACATGGGTCTTCTGCTCTGATGACAGAACATCCCAGCGGACAGCGTTAAAAGCATCGTTGTAATTCTCTGCCTGAAAGCCATATCTCGCCCAAGTATAGCCGCCCACATCAATGTTGGCGTGGACTCTGATTTCTGTAACTCCGATTGCCCTGTATTCCTGATAGAAAGACCGCAGCACAGTCTTAGAGAAGCCTTTACCTTGAAAGGCTTTGTTTACCTCAAAATAATCGTGTTCGACAGTGAAAGAGCCGTCAGCGTTCCTTGTGAAATATCGCGTCAGGTCAAAGCCATCTCCTTCGGCTGAAATTCTTGATCGCTGTCCTGATTTCGGAACAAATCGGATTCTATCAACGCTCATCCCAATTTCACTGGCTTTCTGTTCTATTGCCGCCCTCAGTCTGTCAGGATTAATGCCATTGAGCGAACTTTCTTCCCACATTTCAAGGGTGTATTTATCAGCCAACGAACCGTTTGCTTTCAATTCATCAAGTTTCTCTTGTGTCATTTTGAAAGGCTCGAAGTCGGGTTTTACAACAGCCCCCACAGCCGATTGTGCGTTGTTGGCTGATGATGTTATTTTATCCCAAGCCTCGGGCTGATGACTGATAGAGAAACCGCCAATAGCGTATGTCGGGTTGTCTCTGATGAAGTAAGGCACTGATTGCCCGTAAAGAACTCTGTCCTCATTATCGGCAATCCATTTTTCAAAACCTTTCGGCGGCTCTGTGACAGTGTTCACGCTTCCCTCGGTCGGCTCTTCTCCCCGAAGAATGCGGCGGTTGTCTTCGGCTATCTCATCCATTGATTTGAGGATTGAGAGAGCGTGGCAGCGACAGTGAGGATGCCACCCTGTAAACTTGAAATCTTTCGGGTAACGCCCTTTGAGGTCATCGCAAATGTCAGCGACAGGGTGGTTTGTCTTGCTCGGCTCTATGAGTTGCCCGACAATGAAGTCCATTTGCTGCCACCGCTCATAATCAGACGTGCGGTAAGCGATGTTGGTCTCTGTTGCGGCGAGCCGCCGAGCGTTCTTGTAACTTGACCGATAGACCCCACGGCCTGGGTGGAACTCTGATGCCGCCTTTGACAGACGGTAAATCGGGTTGCCGTCAGAGTCAACACCTGTGCGTACACGCCTGAAGAGTTTGTCGGGGTATTTGAGGAACTGACGCAGGTCGCGGCTCATCTCATCAGCCGACCGCCCTGACCTCAGACCGCAATCAAGCCCTAACTCAATCTCGCGCTTGAACTGATTTGTGTAGTTCCACACCCTGTCTGACAGGTTCAGACCTGAGACACGGCGTTTCAGGAAAGCCTCGCAAGCGTCCTCATTGTTGTTGAAGTAACGCCGATACTGCGCTGATGAGAGTCGCCCCACGTTATCTCCGAAGACCTGACGGCACAGTTCATCATTTTTGTTGTTGGCAAGAGTCCAAGCCGAGCGGACACCGTTCACGATTGCCCCTGTAAGACGCGATTTCAGCCCCTGTAAGAGTGCAGAAACCTTTCTGCGTGTTGCAGGGTAATCAGAGAACGAAAACAGCCTGTCGGGGTTAAAATCGGGCAAAGCCGCCCCAATGCGAGCAGCTTCCTTTGCGGCTTCGGCGTAGATCTCATCAATCAACGCCTGAATGTCGAACAGGTCTTGTTGGTGGCGGCGGTCGTATTTATTCTGTTTTGCCATTATCAGTATCCTTTCGTTTCAGATATGAGCCACAAGCATAGTCAGAGAGAAATTTACAGAATTTACCGTGTTGGCTCTTTGCATCATACTTGCAGCGGCATAAGATGAGATGACCGTCATGGAACGAGCGGTTCTGCCAATCGTATGAGTGCTGACAGTCTCGGCACGTTCCTTGCGGTCTCTCTTCTTTCTTCGGGGTGGGTTTCTTCGGTTGTCTCGCCATAGGTCAGAGCGTCAGAATGTGGGTTCGGGTTGGAATGCATCAACCTTGCGCTGCTCGGCTATCTCCGCGAGCGTCTTGTCAACATCATCGCTGTGTCCGTAGGCTTCGATACTCTCGCGCTGCGACATAATCGGCTCGCCGCCGTTGGCTGCAACGAGGTTGGCGATTGTGTCTTTCTCGTCCTCTATTGCAAATGGCGTGATGACCATTTCGACATTCAGAGCATCAATGTCGGCGGCATAACTCTCGCCGAGCGCAATCTTGACAAACGCTTTGATTACGTTCATTTCGCGGTCGAAATACTCAATCAAACGACCGCTCTCATCTTTCACTTTGAGTTGCGCGTCAATGAACATCTGCTTACGGCTCTCGCCTGACAGGGCTTGCTGGCTCATCTTCTCATACGACCAATCGGGGAGTTGAAGCTGCGTGAAGAAGAGTGAGCGTAATTGCTCCACGAAGAATTTAAGATTTTCCACCGCCTGTTGCCAAGTGATGTAACCTGCCGAGCCACCTTTGGGGTATTGCATAACGGCTTTGAACTCCTTGTCGGGGCTTTTCTCATCGCCGTATTTAATTGCTTCATCAGCGAACACCACGAAGAGGGGTTTAGAGTTTTCGCGGAGATAGTTGCCGTTGCGTGACAACGCCCACTCCATTTCGTAGATGTTGTTTGACGTGTCCTCCCATATCGGAGTGGGTCTGTAACCATAAATCGCAGGGATTTTACCAAGCGTGATGTCATCATTCTCCACCTCTTCCCATTCGCCCGAAGCGGTACTCCACTTGATATGCTTCGTGGCTGTGTATGTGTCGAAGTATTGCACCAACTTGCGACCGCTCTTGCGGCTGTAACCGACAGACAGGGCAACGAGGTCGCCGTACTCATCAAAGAGCGGATAGAGTTCATCGCCTTGCATTGGCGAGAAATTGCGGCAGCGGAATTTGAGTTTGCTCGGCTTGCCGTAAATGTTGGTGTTGCTCTCAACAGCGTACCACAGGGTCATAACCTCACAACCTGCGAAGAGCATATTGCAACGCTCTATGTTCACGCTGTCAATGCGGTTGCAGTTGTATATTCGCTCTATGAACGCCGCTATCTCGCGCTGACGGTCATTGTCGGGCTTGTAAACTCTCTTTACAGGAATACCGCACACTAACTCTGTCATTCGCTTTGTGGCAAGACGCTGAAAGTCGAGCGTGATTCGGGTCACAGGTTGCCAACCGTCTTCGGTCAGAATATCGGGGTATTTCTGTTTGTTCATAACAGGGTGCTTCTTGGGGTCATACTCGCGCTCCAAGCCCTTTGTACCGCCCCACTGAGGAACGATGATTGCTTTCTCTTTCAGAGCGGCTATCTTCTGTTGAGCCGTTCCCTCAGATTGCAGGATTTCTTCTATTGTCATCAGACGGAAAATTTAGATGGGTTGTTATATGATGTTTATCGGCGCAGCATTCTTGCTATGCGGTTCGTGTCAATTCCTCGCCGTGATGCGACAGGATAGAATGTGTTGGCGAGAGCGTCAAACTTGTCGGGAGACCTGCCAATTCTTGCCTTGATGTCATCTTTCGGCTCAATGAGTATTTTGCCGTCAGAGCGGAACGACCACCGTATCTCTGTGGCTTCCTCATCAAAGGCAGGGTCGGGCGGCAACATCGCCCCTGTGTCATTTTTCGGATTGAGCCAATCACGCACCGCCCAAAACAGCCACGCTCGCATATTCTGAAAGCGATATTGCCCTGTGATGTCGGTCGGCTCTCTGCTTCCGAACTCTTTCGCCCACTCTGAATATTTGCAGCTGATGATGTGTTGTGCGCTGTCAAGTTCAAGGCAGCGGCTGTAAACCCCTGCGCCCTCGCCGATAGTGTCTATTGCCACATACATATCAGGGTGGAATTGTCGGCGGCTGACAATCTGACCTGCCACTTTCATGTGGTCTGCCTGACCGCCTGAATTATGAGTGACAAAGGGAGCGACCCACGCCCCCTTGCGTTCACAGAAGCAGGTGCAGTCGCGCCCCATACCTGCAACGTCAGCACCGAGAATGCGCGGCTCTGATGAAATCGGTTCTTTGCCGTTGACCTGCCGCCAACGATCGTGCGCCAATTCAAGCCACTGCATAGGTATGAGAACATCATCGCTGACCTTGGGAAACTTGCCAAGCACTTTCTTCCTGAAAAGGTCTTCGGGGCGATACCACTGACCCTCAAAGAAAAAATCATCTTCCTCGGCAGATTGCTCTTCCTCTCTGATTGGCGTACACCAGTTCGCCACTTTATCTTTGACCCACTCATAGTCAACCTGCCCTGCGATTACCTGCCGCCGCTCAACCACGTTAGGGGCTGTCAGAGAGTTCAGACGGAATTTATTCCAACGGTCTCCTTTTTGGCTTCGGGCAGCATAGCCGACAGGAGTATTCGGGTTGAACACCAACAAAATACGGCTATCGCCCTGCAAGTTGCCCTCAATAGCCGCAAAGGTATCATCGCCGATACCTGTTGCTTCCGTGATGACAAACATTGTGTGGACGGCGTGAAAACCCGACCATGCTTCGTGATTGTTGTTGTCAGCCTTGAAGCCTGTCAAAAACCACTCTTCTTGGTCTGTTCTGATGTCAGAAGAGTTTAGACGGCCTGGGAGGACAATACCCCTTGCCTTGGCTCTGTTGAACAGACGGCTGATTTCGGGGAGCATAATGTTCTTGACCTGACGCTCGGTCGGGGCTGTCAGAGCAACCTTTGTGTTCTCTACAAGTTCGGGCTGACCCTGTGCGTTGAGCCGCCACCGTGGGGTCAGATAAAGAAAACAGATAGCGGCACAGGCAGCGACAAAGTCCTTGCCACGAGCCGTTCCTGACGCAACCGAGGTGCGGTGGTTGTGCTGAACAGATGACAGGATTTCTTGCTGCTCTCGGTCAAGTGTCACGCCAAGAGCCTCGCGCACGAATTTATTCCAATCTTCGCGCCACGATTTCATCAGAGCCAAGCCCTGCTGCCGTATGATACCGTTGTTTTTCCGAGCCATTTTGCGAAAACTTATTTTAGAGCCGTATTTTCGGCTTTTCTAATGTCAGATGATAAATTACACATTTAAGCCGCCAAGACGCGACAGAGAGCGCGACAGGCGGAAAATTCAGGCATTATTCTGTATGTCTTGCTCTGCGCTTTCAATCAGACCGCTTTCAATCAGGTAAGACGCAAAGGACATTTCGCCGCTGATGTCTTTCTTTTCGGGGGCATACAGACCGAGCAGTTTGCGGCGTTCCTGTAACTGCTGACGTATTTCAGAGATGTAAGCAGGGTTGCCGAGACCCACCACGTTTGAGGTGGTGCGCTCGGTGCTGACTGTCTTAATTTCGGTCGTGCCGTTGCCGCCCTGCTTGTCATTATCTTTTTTCTTCGGAACGCCACGCTTGACGTTGGTCTCGCGGACGTAATCCTCTTTGCTCTTCTCCCACTGTTCCCACAGTTCGCGCACCGTGTCATCAATGCGTTCAAGTTCGAGCTGCAGCGCGTCCTCCATATCAGACAGACGGCTTTCCCGCCACTCTGACAAGAGCGACTGAATATCTCTCTGAACTGTTCCTGTTGAGTATGTGGGCAGGTCAAGCCGCTTCATAACTTCGGCTTGTATCTTCCTGACGCTGTAACCTCGCTTATACAGGCTCGCAACGATTTCAAGCCGTGCGAGTTTCTTTTGCTTTTGCTTTCTTCTCTGCGGTTCGCTCATCGTTAATTCTGATTAAGTTGTAAGCCCTGACAGCCGTCAGACGTTACAGGCGTTCAACTCTGCTCGGTCATCGGGTCTGTCAGGGTGTTGTGGGTCTCAATTATTCGGCTGTGTCATCAGCATCTTCTTTCGGCTGATAATTATCCACGATGTCCTTTAGAGCCGCCTGTTCATCATCGTTCAGTTCGATAACAGGGAAATGCTCCCTGACCTTTGAGGGGTCTCCCTTGTAGAAAACAAGGATGTTTTGGTGCATCTTCGCCACCTTGCGGCTTTCCATATATTTTTTCGCTCTGAGAGCAACCGATGAACTCATCTCTATCAGAATGAGTTCGTTGTAAAGGTGTGCGCCCGCTTCACGGAAGATGCGTTTGAGGTCGCCGCCGAAGTCATAATAGGCTCCGTTCTTCTTGCTTCGGACATCGCCAATGACAAGGACAGCGAAGCGGTTCTCTTTGAGACAGGACAGCGCGGATTTGAACGCCCTGTCAAGTATGGCGATGAAATCCTCGTATGTTCCCTGATTGCTCGCGTCATTCGGTAGATCAGAGTAAACTTCAAGGTCGAAGTAAGGGGGACAAGAGAAAAGTAGGTCTTGGCTTTCAGGCTCAAAGTGGTTAGCCACGTTCTGACCGTCATCACAGACGTAGGAGATTGGCAGACCACGTTCAGCAATGACCTCGTTGTTGATGTCAACCTGCTCCTGTCTCAACTCCACGCCCTTGAACGTGTAGCCACATTCGCCGAACACAAGCCCTTTCTGAGTGTCTCCTGCGAAGCAGTCAAAGATTGACGCACCCTTGTTGGGGGTAAACCACTTGCACAGGATTTCGGCAAGCACAGGGTCGAAGAGCGAAACGCCCTGTGACAGAACTTTTTTGCTCTCTTTCTCTTTGACCTCATCAGGCACGTATTTTTCGAGGTATTCCTTGAAACTGATGCCGAGGGATTTGCGGTGTTCCGAGGTGCGAGTGTAAAGGTCTTTGTATTGCAGCTCCACGCTCTGAACCAATTTGCCCTGACGTGACGCGCCCATGTCGCCGATACGCTCGCGCCACATCTTCTTGCGCTTCTGCCAATACCCCTGCCGACAGTCAAGGATTGAGAACGGCGGGATAATGAACGTGTCGTTGAGAGACTGAGCCTGCGGTTTGGCAAGGTCTGAGCCGCTGCCGTCTGAACTGCCACCGTCCTCATCATCTCGCCAGTCAGCCACGCCCCAATCATCAAGATCTTCATCATCCCAATCTTGGGCGAGCATTTCTTTATCCCAATCGCCGAAGCCTGTGTTGTCTTTGATGATGAACTCTCGCTTCTCATCATCTGACAGGTCGGCGGCGTTGATGACAGGTGCGGTCGGACTGTCGTGCCACCGCTCCCAATAAGCGAGCAGGGCTTCCTGTTCTGCCTGTGTTTTCTTCTGAAAGTCACGGATACCCGACAGGCGGTCTTTCAGTTCATCAGGCTGCATATCGGCTATGGCTGACAGCGCACGGAAGCGCATATTGCCGCCAAGAGCCACCATTGTATCGTCCACCACTATTGGGCGAAGCTCTAACATCTTCGGGAGCGCGAGGATTGAGTTAATGAGCCGCCCGAAGTTCTCATCAGTGATTGTTCGGGGGTTGGCTCTGTTGACAGCAATCTGCGACAGTTTTATGGTTTCTGTTTTCATTGCTTGAATGTTAATGTTGTAAATTATTTGCTACAAAGTTAGTTAAAATGATTGTAATGTAATCACATTAGAGCCGCAAATCAGACGCTTTAGGGGCAATATGAGCCGTCCACCGCCTGTTTTATCAGAGCGAGGGTCGCGGTCTTGTAAAGTTCATCAGGGGTGGTTCTGAAAACTCGCCAACCCATCAACCCTGCCGTGTTATACTTTTCGATGTCTCCGAGAAAACCTTGTGGGCTGACGTGTCTGCCGCCCGTCCAAACACCGCCCTCAACTTCAAGGGCAATCTTATGTTCAGGAAAGGCATAATCGAACCGCCACCGTCTCTTGGGGTGGAAGCGATACTCTTTCACGCAGTCAAGTTTGAGGTCTGTCTTGCAGATGACCGTAAACACGTCTCTTAATTCTACCGAATTTCGTTTTTGTCGCGTTTTGTTCGATGTCGGGTGTGATTTATCAGGTTTCATTCTGTCGGCTGTAATAGGGTCTCTAAATCGCGGAAAAACAGGATAGCGGATTTTACCCCTCTATCCTGTCTGTTTCTGCCGCCTGTCAGGTTCAGAAAGGCAGGTCTTCCTCAGTCTCGGCAAAGTATGGGTTGCTCGCTGACAGATCTACCGCCGCCTGTTGCTTCTTCTTCAGTTCGTGAAGACCGCCGACAATCGGTTGGGCGGCACGTTCCTCATCTGTCATACGCTCATAGACCTCGCGGTCGTAGGAGACTTTCAGGCAGTGAGTGTCGCTGTACTGTGGGTTCTGCATCTCTATCGCTGTCAGATTGAGATAGCAGCCTTTCTCGCCGAGGAACATTCCGCTCTCATCAATAGGAATGCACAGGCATTTCTTGGTGGCGGTCTTGCCTTTGATGTTTGTCACGAAAGCCCCTGTCAGTTTGAGCAGGTCGGCTTTGATTGAATAGTTCGCCATAGTTCTTTTGTTATGATGTTTAGTTATTGGGTTCGTATTTATCGCAGACCTTTCGGCAAGCGAGCGTTGAGTAATACCGCTTCTGTTCGCTGACCCTGTCGTAGCCTGAACCATTTATCAAGCCGTTGGTCTTCGGTCTCATCAGACAGACAGGCGAGGGGTAACGCTGATTGTATTTGCTGAACCCCTGTGCGAAGTGCTTGCATTCACGGCAGCGCGGTGTTCGGTCTTCGCATCTCTTTCGGGGGCTGATGTAAACCTTGCCCCCTCTGATGATAGCCTTGCAGTCTGGGGGAATTTCATAAACCCCTGTTGTTAGTGTTGTCATCTCTTCGGTTACGTTTAAGATATTTGCGTTTCTGTTTGGGGCAAAGTGTGGGGTTGGAGCGTGTCCTGTGCCACCCTCTGTTATATGGTTTATTGCTGACCTTGAAACGGTTGGCTCTGTGAGGGTCATAGACCGTGTTATTTCGGGTTCTTTTCATTCTTGCGTGTGATTGTGTCATCTTCCGAGTAATTGAGCGTAATTTCGCTGTAATTTCCGTCATCTGATTTGCGGTGGATACGCACTGAATGAAGATAGAAGCCAGCCTCGTCAAACTGTCTGATAGCTGCTTCAAAGAATCTGCGAACTTCATCTGCATAAATTTTTCGTTTCATTGGTCATAAATCAAGGGTGTATTGAAGCGACCGTTTGGGGTCAGAGAGAATTTTTTCAACGCTCTTTGCGTGAATGGGGCAGCAGCCTGTGTAGGGGCATTGACCCGCTGCTGCTTGAATGTGCGCACCGTGCCACTGTTCCCAATCCGTGACCCCATCTTCTGTCAGGAAGATAATTAACTTCATACAGTTGAAGCCGCGCTCTTTCTGTTTGGTGTCGTGGAGTTCCACCACGCCGTTGCCAGTTGGTCTCATCTGTTTATTTGCTTTATTTGGTTTATTTATTCGGGTAGATCATCAGAATGGTACAGGCTCATCAGAAGGACCGAGATTATCCCAATCAAACTGCGCCGCGTCAAACATATCCTGTTCTTTTTGCCGCCTGTCTTCCGTCAGATGATTAGAGTTATCCCACACAGGTTCAAAGCCATTTGTGAAAGGCACATAGCGACCGTTATTCAGGTTATATTTGAAGAGAGCCGTGCCGACCTCTCCGAGATGTCTGAACTTGACTTTCTGAACGTGAACCTCAACCGTTCCCTCTGTCCTGTTCCTGTGTACGACAATGCCGAAATCGGTCTTGTTATAAAAGTTTGCCGAGCCGCTGATGTCATAGAGCGTGGGGGCTTCAATGACTCCGTCCTTGTTTTTCGGTTGTTTGGTCGGGTGTGCCATAAGGATTATAAGCACGTCATTCCGCTGTGCAAAGTTTGTCAGTTTATCAAGTAAGCGGCTGATGTATTTTGTTTCGCTCATACCGTCACGCTCATCATCGAGACGGTTGAACGGGTCAATGACAAGAGCCTTGATGCCTTTGCGTCTGACAAGGCTCTTCGCTTTTTCAAGTATCGTGTCAATTCTGAAATCCTCTTTCGGGCTGATGAAGAAGATGTTGCTTTCGAGATGGTCTTTGACCTCCCGATATTCAGGGTAAGTCAGATGAGAGCGGTCGAAGTGCTTGCCTGTGAACTTTTCAATCAGTTTGCTTGCGTGATATGCGAGAGGGGCATTTTCAGGGCTGAAATACGCAAATTTCCACCCATAACGCATATTGAGCCGCTCGGCTATCTCATCAATGAATTCAGACTTACCCGAGCCTGGGATACCTGTCACAACGCAGAGACGTTTCGTTTCAAATGAACAGAGACGGTCGAAACATTCGTGACCGATAGTAACCCCTTTCTGCATTCCGTTCTCAAACAGAGCGTCAAGGCTTTCTTCAAAGTCTGAGACAGTGAACACACCCTCTAACTTCGTTTCGGGAGCGTTAGCGATACATTGCAGCAGACTGTCACGCCCATATTTCATCAGGTGTTCGTTAGCGTCCTTGCAGCCGTCTCCGTATTCAAGCACACGACAGCGTTCAGCACCAAAACGCCTCATCAGCTCATCGCGGAGCAGAACCCCTTTCGTGTCGGTGTCAGACGCGATATAGATGACCTCTTTGTCCTCAAAATAATCTTCAATGAAATCATCAAGATATTCAAGGTTCGCATTAGCCCCGTTGGGGACGCTGATAACGTCAAAGCGACCGCACTCAATGAATGACAGAGCGTCCATTTCGCCCTCAGTTATGATACATTCAGACTGACCCTTGATAGCGTCAATGTTGTATGGAATGAGTTGCGCCCCTGATACCAACTTGAAGCACTTATCGCCAGTGCGAAATTTGGTATTAACCAACTCTCCGTTCAGATAATAATTGAACTGAATAGTGTTGATTTTGCCCTGCTTCTGCGGCATCCATTCCTCGCCCTCTGAGACGTGGAGAGCCACGAGCGTTGCCTGACTGATACCTCGGCTTGCAAACCAAGCGAGAGCCTTGTCAGTGAAGCCGTGGGTCTGTCGCGGTTCGGGTCTCTTATATGTCGGTTTCTGTCTTCTCATCGGTGTAGGTTTATACCACGGCTGCTTTTCCATCCACCTCTGTTTGGCTTCGGGGCTGTCATCAAACTCGGATATGTTGAGAGAGCCGCCCCAACCGCAGTAGTGACAGTTCCAAACTTCTTTGTCAAGATCAACTGACAGGCTTTTGTCGCGCTTGTCTCTCCTCTGACCGTGGCAGCGGGGGCAAAATGTCTTGACCTTGCCCGACCGCTTGCCGTAAGGGATAGTGATGTCGAAATCTGCATAATCCTTTTTCATCTCATCAGAGCATTATCCACGTTTGACTTTCCGCGCTCCAAGAATAGCGGTCAGACGGACGCGGTGGTGCTGACAGGGGAATTGTGGCCTTTCCTGTGCCGTATGTGCGCCGTCCTGTCTCATCAATGAACTCTCCCACGCCGAGCTTAATATCGCCCTGTGTGCGCTGTCTATGAGAGCCACGGTTGCTGTCATAATTGCCCTCGATGACCTTGACCCAATTTGTCGGGTTCTCAAAGAGCCAGTCAAAGGTTGCCGTCCAATGCTGATGATTATCGCCACACAGGAAAGCGGACGCTGCCACGCGGCTGAATATCTCTTCCGCTTTCGCCGTCATCTCATCAGGGTTATCGCCCCACTCATTGAAGCGGCTTTTCATTTTGGCTCGCCTGTTATTGTTGAGTTTTACAACCTTGGGAAGAGAAGAGCAGATGGCGTTCCAAGACGCGGCCACCGCGTCATAAGGATATGCCATACTTTCCTTTTCTTTTTTCTCTTCTTTTCTTTTCTCTTCTTTTCTAAGGTTCGTTTTGCTTGAAGCAAATTCTTCGTTTGCTTCATCTTGCTTAAATGTTGCTTCGTTTCCCTTGCCTGTCTCATCAGAGAGAGCCTTCTGCCGCCGCGTCTCTGCTGACCTCAGACCGCCGAGCCGACCTGCTTCACGGCGAGCCTCACTCTTGGCGATTTTCTGTGTTATGGTCTCGCCGAGCCGCCTTTCAAGGGTGGCGCACGACAAGGTGTTGCCGTCTTCTGACCTCTGAAACAGATTGAGCCGACAGCAGTATTCGATGACCTCTGTCAGTTGCTCTTCTGTGATGTCAAAGTCGGCGGCGAGCAGCTCTCTGTTGATTTCGCTGAAATCCAACTGTAAGCGGTCGCTCGCTGTCATACTCTCAAGCGTCAAGCACCAAACCGCATACCCTGTCAGAGAGAAGCGGCGGCGCAGGGCTTTGATTTTTATATCATTGCGCATATCCGCATCGTGCGGAAAATAATCAGCGCAAAATTTTGAGGGTTTAGCCATAGGTATGTTGATGTTTACATTGTTGCCACAAGGGATTTACGAAGTTTCTCATTGCGGCTGTTCCACTCAAAGGTTCGTATCATCCATTGTTTATAATTTGTCGGTATGTCGGTCAGCCTCTCGCCCTTGTATTTGCCGAAAGGCATAATCTCAATCGGGGCTTCGGCTTTCGCGTCTATAGCCTGAGTGTCGGCGCGTGTATAGTTGCCGATGTCGTGTATCGGGATACCTGATAACAGGCGCCCGCCCGACCCGAACATTCGCCACTGCTTGCCCTTTTCAAAGACAATATCCTCGACATGGCCGAATCGGTCAACATTGCCGCCGAGGTCAACGATGAGAGCGTCAGCCTTGCCCTGCTGTATTCGGGTGGCGCGTCCGATAATCTGATAATACAGGGCGATTGATGCGGTGGAGATACCCAGCACGATACAATCAATCCCTGTGTAGTCAAAGCCTGTTGACAGGACGCGAACATTGAAGATCACTCGGATTTTGCCCTCTCTGAAACGGCTGATGATGTCGGCTCGCTCCCGCTTATCCATATCGCCATAGATGACAGCACTGTCGGGATATTGCTCTGAGAGATTTATAGCGTCAGCCACAGACGGACAAAAGGCGAGAATGTGTTTACGGTCAGGGTGGGCGTTGAGAGCGTCTATAATGCCCTGTGTGCCGCCGTTAGCGTCATAGGCTCTTTGAACGCTCTCTTCGGTATATTCTGACTTGGAAGAGTTGAAGACAAGTTCGCTGCCGTCAAAGGCTGATGTCTCATATTTCAGGGGAGACCAAAACCCCATTTCGACCATTTCCTGAACCTGTCCAACGTGAATGATGTCTTTGAAAAAATTCCCTTTCTTGCTGCGTGATGTCAGCATAACAAGTTTTGAGAATGACTCGCCGTTGATGTCTCGGTTGGTCTGTAATTTGACAGGTGTCGCGGTCAGACCGAGGACGTGCGTGATGCCGCTTTCTGACAGGAAACGCCCGAGCATACTGTCAGCGTTTCGAGGGTAAAGGTGTGCTTCATCAATGAGCATTTTTGTGAAGCCGAGACGCTTAAATTCAGCCCCCATATTCTTTATTGAGCCGATTGTGGCGTAAGTGATGTGTGCTATCTCCTTTCGCCCGAAAGACGCGCTGTAAATCCCTGCGTTCACGTCAAAGACCCCACACAGGGAGCAATATTTGAGGTAGTTCTGTTCGAGCAGCTCTTTTGACGGCTGCAAGACTATGATTTTGTCTCGGCTGTTCTTTGCGACAAAGGCTGTCAGGATTGACTTGCCCCAAGCGGTCGGCAGAACTATGAGTGAGGGTTTCGGTTTCTTGGCTTCAAAGAACTCTATTGCCTTGCGGATAGGTTCAGCCTGATTCGGTCGTAATTCAATCACGTTATCAGATATGAAGAAAACGTCACAGACAGGACTAACCACGCAGAGCAGCTTGCGCAAGAGCCTTACGGTTGTCTTATCCTGTTGTGACGTTTGGTGGTGCATATTAAGTATTCCTTTCGGTTATTTTGATTGCATTGCAATCACTTTCGGGGTAAAAATTTTTGCAGTTCTGTCGGTAGATCAGAGAGCGAAAACGGCTGCTTCGTTTCCAACTTTTTCATCAGGAGACCTGCCACGCGGACGGCATTTATCTCTGTGAGGTTGCGCTTCGGCGTGTGCTATATCATCAGGTCTAAAAACTTGATGATGTAATCTCGGTCTTGATTGCTGATAACGTACATACTGCTGTCTGATGATTATTTTAACAGGAAGCGGCGTGCGCCCTGTGTCTGTTTCATATACGGTTTGACAAGGTCGGGGTGGTCAGCTATGAAAGCCTTGTCATCGAACTTGTCTGACGGCTTCGGGGCTTTCCACGTTGCGAGGGTCTGACCTCCGTAACTGATGGCTTCCGCGTCTCCGAAGCAAAGTTTGATACGCTCTTCAAGTTCCTTTCGGCGGTCTGTCAGGCCGTCTATTTGGTCGCGCACGGTCTTGAGGTCTTGGTAGGCTGTGAAGATGTCATCAGAGACTTCAATCACTTTGCCCCCTGTGTGGCGGTTGTATTTGAGAAGCACGTCCTCCACCGTCTGAGCGTCAGGCTCGCGGTTGCCGAGGATATTGTCAACCCAAAACCGCTCCACCTCTTCGACCTGCCACTTGAAGAAGTCAGGAACGAGAGCGATGTCCTTGAAACCAAACTCTCTTCCCGAACAGAGCCACGCAAGGCTTCCCTGTGTCAGTTCTGCGACTCCGAGCTGATACTGAACCTGACAGAACCAATATTTCGGTAGATCATCAGGGTCAACGCGCATCTGTGTGGTCTTGCATTCAAGTATGCCCTTAGCGTCATGGCTGCGGCTCTCTCCGAGCCAATAGGTGCGGTCGGGGCTGACCTGAAGATAGGGGCGGTCGTCTGACTGAATGAGCCAATCCCCTGCGCTGCGCTTGATGATGTCTCGGCCTGTCTCATCAGACCAGAACCGAGATACCGCGTCTTCGAGATAATGACCTGCTTTCATTGCGAAGTTCTCTTGCTTAGGAGCATCAAGGCCGACTTTACGTCTCCACAACTGATAGGGGGTTTCCCAAGGGTTCAAGCCGAGGATTGTTGCGACCTCGCTGCTGCCGATACCGTTCTTGCGGTATTCAAGCCACTCTGACCTGTCTTTAGGTCTGATAACTGTATTGCTCATATTCTTTTGATGTTTTTAGTTGAGATTTATGTCTGTCGGAACGGAACCGTCTTGCAGCTCTTTGATTGCCGCGAGAGTGATGTGTGCAAGAAGATGACCGTTTCGGGGTAAGGCTATTTTCATCGCGTCTGTCAGTTGTCGTTGATGTCCGTCAATGGTAACAAAAGCGTCACAGAAAGGGGCGTTTTTCTCATCAACTGCAATCAGAACAAAGGCACGATTTCTTGTGTCTTCATTTTTCCACGCTCTGAGTTGGTTGAATATTTCTCTGAGTTTACTCATTGGTCTGTTTTGGCTGTTTAGATGACCTGTGGCGGCGCGAGGGGCGAAAGTGATGACTAACACCCCTCGCGGCCTGTTCAGCGGCGTATGAGTTTGAAATCAGCCCACAGACGGATGAATTGCTTACCACAGTAGGTCGCGAGCGCGTCCGATTTTAAGCAAAGGCGAGAGCCGACGTTCGCAGTCGTACCCGAGGGAGCGAGAGACGAGTGCGCACAAGCGAAGCCCGCATATTCTGTCACATATTCGCCTGTTGTCATAAAGTGACGGTCGGCTTTCTCTTCATCGTCCATGTCGGCGATTTCCTCATCATCGTAGAGCCAGTGCCACGGATACCAACGCACCTCGTCTTTCGTGAACTTAGGTGTCCACTCTTCGTTGAGAGCCTGACAGATGATGCGGAGTTTCTGATACGCCACCTCATCAGGCATCATACCCTCGTATTTCTCTTCCTCTGTGAAAGCGTCAATGCCGAGGGTGGCGCAAGCGTCCTCAAAGGTCTTGATACGCTCTGTTACAGGGCGATTGTCGGGTTCATTCTGACCGAGAGACAGGTCAGGGAAGAGAGAGCGCAGAAGAGTTTTTTGGCTCTCATCAGCCGCGTTGTAGGCGGCTCTGATGTTTTGTTCTTTGATTTCCATATCGGGTTATTTGTTGGGGTTGTTGTCTGATGTTGTGTTGTCTTCTGTCACAGGGAAAACCTCGCCTGTTTCGGGGTCAACGGCTTCTGCCACTGAGGGCTGTGCCTGTTGGTCTGATGACCCTGCGGCTGCGTCTGACTGAGCCATTGCTGCGTCCACCTTCTTGCGCTTGCTCTCGCTCTTCTTGCGAGCCGCGTCAGCCATTGCTTCGCTGTCCGCAGTATGGCTCTGAGGAGCGTCCTCGGGGTTGTCAATGTATTCAACCTCGAAAGCGTCAATGTTTATAGGGTCAGATGTGGCGTTCACGATGTCATCGTTTGCTCTGACTGAGGCTTGGTCGAAAGCGATTGCATTCTGCATCTGTATGCTCTTCGGGGCATATTTGCTGAACAGGGCTTTCAGAACGGTTTTACGCCCCATTGCGTGATAGTCGCTTTTCCACGGACAGTTCCACCCACTGCGGTAGGCTTGGCTGAACTTTTGGGCGTGTGCTTCGACCTCTTCCACCGTCCAAAATATTGTTTTGCTGAACCCATTTATCAGGTCAAAGCGAGCCATATATCCGATGACTCTGTCGCTCTTCTTTGCGTCCTCGTCAAAGACGTATTCGCCTGTAAAGCGATTCTTTTTGATGAGCTGCCCATCGTAAACAATCTCATCAATAATGTTCTTGAACTGACCGCTCCTTTCAGCGAGTTCGATAAGCCCCTTGTAACTTATCTGAAACTGTGCCTGACCCTTGTAAGGCACGATGTATGCGAGTCCGATTGTCGGAACGATTGGGAGTTGAAGTGTGGCGGCGACCATTGCAGCACCGACTACTGTCATCGGGTCAGCCTTGCGAAGCTCTTTGCTTCCGTTCGCCACGCTGATGACTGAACTAATGAACCCTGCCGCAACCTTTTCGTTGCCGAGAACATCTTTAATTTTGGCGACAACGCCTGGGGAGCGCATAATATCCCCAACTGATTTTTGCGGCTGAACCACCTGAGCAGGGGCGGTTGCCTGTTGCGGTTGAACCGCTGTTTGATTTTGTGCCATTTCGGTTATTTATTTCTTGCCCTCTGACTGCTTCGGGCTTTGCATTTTAGTTGAGACGGAGCGGCTTGGCTGTGATGAGCTGATACCATTCTTCGCCGTTGATGATTTCGGGCTTCTGAGCGATGAGAAGCGTTGCGCCGCTCTTTGCTTTCAGGCTGTCAAGTATGGCTGATGACAGAGAACGGCAGGTTATTCCGAGTGTGCTGTAACCTGCGGCGTTGCCGCTTCCGTGATGTGCGCGGATTGGAAGCCCTGACGGGTCAGCCTTGCGGAACGTAACGTACCAATCGTTTTTGCTGTCGCTGTCTTTGGCAAAGGTGGCGGCATACTCTGTGGAGAGTCCGAGTTCCTCGGTTGCCTGACGGCTGAAAGAGATTTTTGCATTGCGTCTGTTTACGCTGACGGCACGGTGCTGAACACGCGAGCCATAACGACCCTTTGAGTGGTCAAAAATTTCAAGTTTCATACTGCTGCTATTTGTGGGTTAAAATGTTCTTTGATTGTCTTGCAAATCAGGGCTGTGTGGTGCTTGGCGTAATCCTTGCCACGCCCGATGTAAGCCCCTATCTGCTGATATGTCAGATTGTGTTCAAAGCGAAGCACGAACAAACTGAATTGGTCGCGTGTCAGGGTCTGACGTGCATATTTTTTGACCTCTTGCGCCGTGATGTAAGGCTCGGCTTCTTTGGTGTCCTCATCGCTCTCTGTGTCCTCATCAGATTTCAGGAGAGTAAAGAAGATCTCCTGAACATTCACAGAGCGGAAAGACTGCCACGCCTTATTTTTTTGCGATTTCGGCGTATATCGCGTTGAATAACTTCCGATAAAGGTTCTTATCAATGTCGGGAGTGACGGCGATATACAGGCTCAAATACGCGTCGTGGAATGTGTCAGGGTCAAACGTGTTATTGCTGATGAGAGCCGCTTTCAGGCTGTCATACTCTTTTGCAATCCACGCGTCAACTTTTGCTGCTGTTTCGGTTACTGTTGTCATCATCTCATTTGCGCTTGTGGGTTGCTGTATAAGTCTCTGCGGCTTTCTGAACCTCGTCCTCGGTCATAATCTTGTTTTCAAGCATCCATTCTTCAAGTTCGGATTTCTTGAAATAGAGTTTTCGGGCTTTCTTGAAGTGAGGTATCTGTTTGCTGCTTGTCAGCCTGTAAAGGTGGCCGACACTCAATCGGGTATAAACCGCCGCTTCTTCGATGTCAAGCACGTTCTTTGCACCAATGACAGCCATTTCTGCCTTGCGCTCTATTCGGTCAAGACGGTCGGTAATTTCTCTGATGTCTGCTCCGCTCATAGTCAATCCTCCTCTTCAAATTCATCATCAAACTCTTCGGGTAGATCTGTCAGAATTGACGGCAGGGCGTGGATGTTGCATAAGTGCATAAACACCTTGCCCCACAGACAGAGAGAGCCGAAAGCAAACACCTTGATTACGAAAAACAGGAGCAGCGGCATAGGGTTGGTGGGGTCATCATCTCCTGCAAGGAAGATAATGCTTACACCGAACCACCCTGTCATCAGGACTGCCAAGAGCCATTTGGAGATTGCGTCAATTATTTTCATGGCTTCCCTCCTGTTCCTTTTGCAGACGCTCTTCAACCCTGCGTCTGATGACGTAGATTGTACCTGCGCTGTGAATTTTATACTTGCTCATCAGGTATTCAGTTACAACGGTCTTGCTCTGACCCTCAACCGAGACGAGCTGATTGTATTCGTCATAGATTGCCCTGTCGCGCTTTTCACGCTCTTTCTGACAGGCGGTTTTGAAGATGGGTGTTGTCATATCTATGTGGTTTTGAGATTATTATTCACAGATTGCGACACGATTACCTGCTCTGACAAGGCGAGGAAGAACTGTATCAAGCTCTTCTATCGGGCAGCGATACTCAGTTATGCCGCCATTCATTTCGCAAGCAATTTTGGGGTCAATCCCATAGACTGCGATTGCCGCTTGCTGCGCGTCTCTTCCGAATGCCACATACTCGTTGGCTGTGCGCTGAAGAATTATTGCGTCAGGGTGCTGCGCTTTCAATCTCTGATATTTGGCTGATGTCTGTGCCGCAGTTTGCTTGCTCATAATGCTTTCAGTTAATTTTTTCTTCTTGTTTTATTTTCGTAATCGGAAATAAAATCGTATCTTTGTACGGAGATTTTTTCCGATTGACGATGCAAATATAAACAAAGTTTTGTTATCAGAGAAATTTTTCAAAACAAATTTTCGATTTTTAATCCTATTTCGTAAAACAAACCGAAAGTATGACTACGGAAAGACGATTGAAAAAAGTCATTAATTGGCTGATATACCGCGAGGTTGCGGAGAATGAACGTGCTGTGGCTGACCTATTGGGCTACACTAAGTCTTCATTCTCCCAAATAATGAACGGCAGGGTTCCGCTCTCTGAAAAATTTGTGAGTAAACTCTGTCAACTCGACCAAAATATAAACGAAGTGTGGATTTTGACAGGCGAGGGCGATATGTTTCTTTCGGATAATCTGAACAGTGAAGAAACGCAGTCTGTGGTCATCAGAGCGGACGCTTGGGAAGTCATAAAGAAACAAGCCGACAGCCTGACAGCGCGAGACCGTCAGGTTGATGCCCTGATAACAATGCTTCAGGAAGAGTTAGCCGAAAGGAAAAAAGCGACTGTCCGTCAGGACGCACCTGCCACCTCTGCCGCTGTCGGGTAGTGGGTTTCGGAAAATGCCAAAGAATTGTTCCAAAATATTAAAATCACAATATAGTATGCGTAAGATATTTTTCGCCCTGTCTGTGTGTGCTGCTGTTGTCAGCCTGTCGGGGTGTTCCTCATCATCAAGCGACCCTGCTCAGAGAGCCGCCGAACTCATCAAGGCTAAAGGTGTGGATATTCCTCATTTTTCAACTATGGATAGCGTTATGGGGTATCCTGACGCTTTCGCCTGTGAGATGACCGCCGCCGACACTCAATGGCGAGCTGACTCTCTTTTTCGCGCCTACACAAAGGACGGCTCTGTGGCTCAACATCGGGATGATCTACTGACAATGGGCGATGTTGTGTTTAGCCTGAAAAAAGGTGCTGCAAAAACAGAGTTGGAAGCAGGTTTGAAGAAAATCCCGAAGGAATTTGTTGGCTATCAAGTATTCATCGCCGACAGTCTATCAGATGATATGCTTCGGGTTCTAATGGACAAAGAGATGAGTAAAATCGCAATAGAAAAAATCAAGGTAAGATGAACAGCAGACTTCGTGAAATATTCAATTACAAGACAGGGGGGCGGCAGAACCCTTTTGCCGAACTGTTGGGGTGGTCTCCTCAGTATCTCGCCAAACTCTTGAAGGGGGAAAATTTCGGGCTGTCTCCTGTGCTGACCCTGCTTTCGACATTCCCTGAAATCAACGCTCGGTGGTTTCTCTTTGGCGAGGGGTCTATGCTTGAAGCAGGGCGGCTCTTTGAATTACAGAGAGAGAGTATGTCGCACATTATGTCTCTGCTTGACCTCGACAAGTACATACCTTATATGTCAGGCGAAGAGGTGCGCGAGTTTGAGGAAGCGGTTCAGTCAGGGCGTAAGCCTGATTTCAGCCCCGACACGGTCGCTAAATGGCAAAGCCTGTTAGATGACCGCAACCGTGCTTTGGACGCGAGATTTGCGGAAGCAAAGGCTAAATCAGATGAGTTATGCAGACAGAAGACAGCCAAGTAATAATTCGCCGTTTCTTTCAGGCTCTGCAATACCTCAAGGAGCAAAAAATCATCAGGGGCAAGCAGACGTTCACGCGACAGTTCGGCATTAACCGTTGGAATATGAACACGGTAGAAAAAGAACCGTCACGCGATATGTTCCAAACGGCTTGGCTAACATACCTCGTGACGGAATATGGGGTGTCGGCAGATTGGCTGCTGACAGGTCGCGGTTCAA